ATTGAACACGCCGGCGCAGTCGGTCTCGCATCACTTCAACTTCCTTGCGCCGATATTTTCTCCGATATGATCGCGGCGTTTTGAACGTGAACCATCCCCGGAGTATTCGATTTCAGGCGGCGTGTTTATCGTATTTACAGCCTGAAAGGCGTTTATATACTCCAAAATCAATGCATCTTCTTGTGCGCCCATGGCGTCCTACCTAATCGTTCGTCCCGACGCTCTGCATCGGCAAGGTGCACTCGACCGGCGTATTCATGCGCTCGATCTCGGCAAAGCATTCCGCACGGAACCAGCTTGCGACCATTTCCAGCCGCTGCGCATAGGTGGCCCGGCGCCATGCCCGCGGATCGACCAAGCTATCGGAAGCCGACTCGTCCGGCAGCAAAAGCATGGTCCGCAGCGACCGGATGGCGTCGGCCGCGAAGGGCTCATATGCCGCCTGCCGCAGCATGTTCGGGCATTGATAGCCGCCAGCGCGGATACGGGCGACCTGGATTTCGGGTTGATATGCCATGGCGCCCTCACGCGTACTTTTCTTCGCCGAACACGACGGCTTGCAGGAAGGCGTCGGCACAAGGCGCGTCGGTGTCGTCCTGTAAGATTTGCGCGAACGCGTGCGGAAACTTTTCCGCCATGACCGCAAGGCCAGCGTGCAAATGGTCGCGCGTAACGATATGGGATTTCAGCGCGCCGGACGCTAAGTTTTTGTCGGTGGTGACATCGAAATCGGCGCCAGCGCCGAACATGCCTTCGCATGGCGTTCCGTCGTCATAGAACCATTGGAACGCGTTTTCGTCGGCGACCTCGATAATCTCGATTTGGAAATCGTCGGCGTCGTAGAAATCTGGGCGGTCGTAATGCCAGTTGCCCTTGGGCGGCTCAGTATCGCGCGTCCGATAATAGATGCCCCAGCACCATCCGCCCTTGCTGGCGGTGGTCACGGGGTCGCCGGACTCGATAGCCGAGCACATCAAATTCGCAATGCGGTCGGCCGGAATATTCAGGGTGATTTGCATTTGCCGTTCTCCTATCGGGCGGTGCGCATTGCACCAGGGCATGTCGCGACCCTAGGCCCGGGATTTTGCCCTGTCAACTCCGGTTTTTGCCCCGGCCAAATATTTGTCCACAGACCCGCGAAAGGCGGCCACGAATTTCAGCACGGTTATGTCCCGCTGCCCCTCGTCGGGCATCTGGCCGACAACCATGCTGGCGACAGCAAAGGCTAGATTTGGCGCGCTGCTGTAGCCGGGCGCCTTGTGGTGACGGCGCTGAATCCGCCGGGCGATATCGGCCACGAATTGCTCGTCGGTCTGGGGTTTTGGCATGGCGGGTTCCTGGGCGATTGTCGGCGGTTAGTGCCTATTCGTCGCGGCGCGAAGTTTGCTTTTGATCCATTGTACGGTGGAAGGGGCGCTCATCAGATAGATGTTCACGCCGCCAAAGAAACACCACCACATATCGCTGAAAGCGGGATGGCGGGTATCCGCACCAAGCGCCAGATCGAGCAACCCAACGATTGCAGCGTTAATCGCACTGATTATCACCGTATCCCAAAACGTGATGGTCTTTGTCATGCTAACGTCCTGTTATCCGCGACCTTCGGCTTCCAAGTGTTCGAGAGGATCATGGCGCCCGTCATCAATGTCGGTGAGAATGCGGCTGCCAAGCGTGGTCATCGCCGCGCAGAACTCGTCAGTGACACCACACGATCGAACGCCAACGCGCTCGTCCCGCGTGAACTCCACCAGCACGCAGCCGAACAGATTGTGTTTGGTGGCCAGGGCGCTCAAGTCACGCTGCAGAGCGTCGCGCTGATTGCTCTCGCGGTATCCAGGGCGGTCAGCAATAGGCTTGTCGATAAGTGCCATCGTCGTTCTCCAAGTTAACCCCGTGCTATCGCCCGCTGCCCAGCAGGTCGGCCACGTCGGCCGGGTCCTCGCCCGGCGCCAGCAGCATAGGCTGATCCGGCGCCTGCGCAACTGTCGGGGGTGGAGTATCAATCCCGACGACCTTGCGGCCAGACCGCCAGATGAAATCTTTCTCCTTCCCTATCAAATTCATTTTTCCGGCCCAATCGTAGTCAGCGTAGGTACGTTCCACCGCCCTTTTGCAAGCAATGTGCAGCCGCTTGCCCCACGGGAAGCCCTCCACCGGCGGGTCGTCTCGGTCATTTGAGAACCGGATTTCCGACAGGGCGGCGACCCAGTCGCCAACGGTACAGACCAGTTCGCCGACTCGCGCAGGCAGCGGCACGTCTGGAATGGGGACGACGCGGCCGTGATCGGCCAGGGCTTTGACCAACGCGCGCATGATGACGCGGTTGTTGGGCTTCAAATCGGCCCAGCCGTGGGGGATTTGATATGCGGTTGCCGCGGCCGGCTTATCGAACGTCTGGGCGTCCAGCGCCGACACCACGCATGACGTGACCCTGTCGCCATCGGCGTCAATCGACAGCACGACCTGGGGCAGTATGAACCGGCGGAAAAGGCCGTCCTGGTCGTCCTTTTGCTTTGTCACCGTCATGTGGCGCACGTCCAGCGTGCCCACCTTGTCCTCGGTGCGCACGACCTCCACCGCATTGTCGACATTGCCCAGAAAGCCCGACCAGCCGCGCGGGCTGCCGCCGCCCTTCGGCGTGTGGTGCACCAGGGCCACGTGGGCACCGGTTTCGTTCGCGATACGCCGGCAGCGCGCCAGCACGGGGCCAACGTCCTTGCCGGCGTTTTCGTCAGCGCCTGGCGTGGCCGCACTGAACGTGTCGATTACGACAAGTTCCAGCGGCGCGTCGTAGAACGACCGCCATGCCTTGATTTCCTCGATCAGCTTATCAACGTCCGCGTCGCTGACGAAAAGGTTAACCGGAGACGGCAGCAGCACGAACGGCAAGTCAACGTCGTGGCGCACCTTGTGGTGCAGGCGGTAGGCGCGTAGGCGCTTTTTAAGCCCCAGGCCGCCCTCGCCGGCTTGGTAGATGACCAGCCCCGGACGTGTGCGCTGGCCCAGCCATGACAGTCCGCGCGCAATTGCAAGCCCCGCGTCTGTGGCCAAAAAACTTTTGCCGCATCCAGGAAGTCCGTACCATATCGACACTTCCCCGCGGGTCAGCACGCCCTTTATCAGCCATTCCAGTTCGCGCGCCGGCGTGTCCAGGCCGATGAAACGAACGGCGCCGAACGCCGATTCGGGCGGCGCCGGCGTCCAGTCCGGCAGCTTGTCGACAAGCGCCCACAGCTTTTGCACGTTGCCGCCAGCATGGTCGCGCCAGTCGGTAACGTCGGCGCCGGCCGGCGCGCTCGACCAGACCGTGGCCCAGTCGACCACACGCACCCGCTTGGCAATGCCACGCAGGCTGGCGGCCTTGCGGTGCCCGTATTCGCGCCCGGACCTGTCGTTGTCCATAAGCACGACCATGTCGGCGTCGCGCAGCATTTCGGCGTGGTGCGGCGACCAGTTCTTCGACCCGCCGCTGGAATCGGTCGCCAGCAGGCCCCAGGCGGTCAGCGTGTCGCAATCTTTCTCGCCTTCGACCGAAAACACCACCCGTCTGTCAGCAGCATCCTGGGCCATTTCCTCGGCAATGGCGGCCATGTTGTAGAGGCCGTGCGGGACCGCGTCAGTGACCTCGATACGCTTGCCGGGCCAGTCGGCGCGCGGTTTCGTCAGGCGGTAAAAATCGCCGTCGCGCGCCTGGACATACGTGTCGGCGTCCAGGCCCCATATCCAGTGCCCGCGGTCGTCGCCCCAAGTCGGCCGGCGTTGCAGGAACGTCTTTTTGCGTTCCCCCTTGTCGACCCATTCCTGGCGGCAGACCTGGTAAATCAAGCCGCCGTCGGCGTCGGTGTAGTCGTAAGTTTTTGTGATCTGCCGGCGGCTGGTCACCTGCGGCGCAGCCGCGGCGCCAGGCATAGGCCCCGGGTCGTCGGGCTCATCCGGCGGCGGTTCGGCGTCCGGCCGCGCGCGGGTCACAGGGCGCGCCGCTGGCGCGCTGTCGCCAGGGACGGTCATGCCGGCAATGGCGGCCAGGTCGCGGACGGCTTCGACGAACGTGCCGCCCGTCATCTTTTGTTCAAAGGCGACGATATCGCCGCCGAACCCGGCGCTGAAATCGTACCACATGCCCTTATCGTCGTTGACGGTGAACGACGGCGTGCGCTCCTCTTTGAACGGGGAAAGGGCCTTAAATTCGTGGCCTTCGCGCTTTAACCCGGGCAGCCGACGACGCACGACGTCCGACACCGGCAACGCTGCGCGCAGGTCGTCCAGGAACTTGTCGGGTATCCGGCCGGCCATCGGCTAGTCGGGCTTTTTGCTGCCCGGGTGACGCGTCGCGCGCCTGGCCAGTTCGACAATTTCGTCAGCATATTCCGGGTCGTCAGGCCGGGCCGCAGCCGCATAAGCGAACAACGCCTGCGCCGCATATCGGTCCTTTAATTTGATGACAAAAAACTCGTCATCGTCGCCGGGCTGCCCCATATCGACGACGCCACCGACCCGCAATTCATCCAGCGCACGCGCGACGTGCGCCTGGGCGTTTTCCGAATAAACCTTACGCAACCTGACCAGAGCGTATTTCCCAGTTCCGTCGCCCGTCTTATTCCGGTCCAGCTTCATGGCGTCGACTCCTTTGGAAATTTCTCAAGCTCATCGCCGAAGCCGACCCAGCCGGCTCGGCGCTGCCTTGAATAAACATCGGCCCGCCAGGCACACGGCGTCAATCGCTCAACTATGGAGTACAGTTCGTCGGGCTTGCGCCCGCTTTCCCGGGCGAACCCGTCGACACTGGTTGCGTCTAAGGTTTCGATTAGATTTTTGATGCTGGGGCCGCGGGGTCCATGACCATTGCCGCGCACAGCCAGCACGTAGGGCTCGCACACGGTGCGCCAGATATGCCCCGGACCCCAGCGCAGCTTGCCGTTAATCGTCCGCTTGGCCCAGTCGCCGCCGGTTTTAATCCGCAGGTCCCAGTCCTGCTCGATTATGCACAATTGGCTATAAATATGCGGCCACGTGCACCAGATGACGGCGCAGCCCCCGGGGCGCAGCAGCCGCTTGACCGGCAGCGCGCGGATTTCGTCCAGGGTCATTAAACGATATTGCTGGCTTGGGGATTTTTTGCCGCCGGCCGCTGACCACGTCGCCCACGGCCACGGGCAGTCAATTACGGCGACGTCGTACCATGCCGGCATCAAGCCGGGCCACGGCCATGCGATCATCTCGCCGTTGTCGGGTCCGTTTCCTGGGGCGTCGTTGTTGTCGCCGCCTTTTTCGGCGCCGGCGCCTGTTTCATTTCCGACCGCTGGCGCGCCCGGGCCACCTTCACCATGTCGACGAACGGCCGCTGGAATTCCGTCAGCAGTTCCAGGATTTCCAGCAGCTTGCGGCTGACCGCCAGCCGCCGCGCCACGTCCGGGTGCAGCCGCTTGCCTTCCTCGGTCAGAACCGTCTGCCATGCTTCTTGTCGCGTAATTTCCCCAGCCACCCACAGGATCATGTCGGGCAGGCTGATTTTGTCGTCGTCAGCCATTTAGAACAGCAGCCCGGATGCCGCCCCTTTCCGGGGGCGCTTGGCCTTTGGCGCGCGGTCGGTCGGCGTATCGTCGGCCACAAAAGCCGCCCTGGCAGCCGCAGCAACGCGCGGGTTGTGCTGGCCTACAGCCAGCGACCAGATAGCGCACGCGTCAGCCTCATCCCCCGATTCAACAGCCCAGCCCAAGGCGCGGCATCCCCGAATGGTCATAGCCTTGGCTTCCCCGTCGGGGAACGTGCGGCGCCCCAGCAGATGCTTGCGGCCGTCCTTGATATCGATTCCCCGAATGACCGGCACACCGGCGAACGCCGCGCAGCTTTCCAGCACGCCAATGGACCCGCGCAACATCATAAGCACGTCCTCGCTGGTGACGAATTTATTTTGCTTCATCATCTGCACGATAAAGCCAATCGACAGCGGCAGTTCGTACACGACCTCGTCGACCCGCTGCTGGGCAAAATAGGCGTCGCAGAACCGCCGCAGGTAGGCCAGCCGGCGCGGCCGGCCATCGCCCGCGTCATCCATATGCCACGACCAAAACCTAGGAGGCGACCCGTCGGCTAGGCCGTCGCAACAGCCCGTCGCGGTCGCGACGTCGAAAGCCGCGATGAAATGGCCCAAGACACCCCGCCGCCGTTAGTGGGCGGTGGTGCTGGGCGCCGGCGGTTCGTCAGCCAGGGGGTCCTTGGCAGGCGCCTTGATGCCGCCCGCCAGTTCGCGCTGGTGGTCACCCCAGCCGGCCATGTATCGGTCGTGCTGCTCGGTGCCGGGCGCGTAGCCGTGGTCCTGGGGCTTGGCGGGCTGGTTGCCGATGGAATCAGACTTGCCGACCTCGTAGGGCGCCGCCTGGGGCACGGCCTTCATATCGGCGAACAGGTCAAGCTGGGCGCCAAGCGGGTGGCCGATCCAGCGCGCGACTTGCAGCCGGTCCTTGACCTCGCCCTGGATTTTGGCCTCGCCTTTCAGGTCGCCGAGATTATCGGCGATTTCCATTTCCTTGACTTTAAAGCCGTCCTTTTTCAGCGCGGCCTTCACGTCAATGGCAATCTTGTCAACGACGGCCTGTTTTGCCTGCAATTCCTTCCACTTGTCGTAGTGGTGCAGGAACAGCTTGCGCTTGTCGTCGGGCGACAGGTTGTGTTCGGGCTTGCTGTTGTGGCCCACGCCGGCGACGCCAGCCGCGCCCGGGACGCCGCTCTTTGTCTTGGTCTTATTCTCGGAACCCTTTGTCCGGGCCATGGCAGTCTCCGTCGGTTGGCATTTTCAACGATTGGCGTAATAGGTCGCCCGCTGTGCCGCCCAGCGCATATGCGAGGCGGTATTCCCAGTCGTATCATATGCACGGCCGGAATGGAGTGCGCAATAGGGGCGACCGGATTCGCAGTCGGCGCCGTCGGCGCCACAGAAAAAAAACTCCTTGGATTGAGGGTCGCCGACCGGCCAGCGGCAGGTCGTGTTGGTCAGTTCCAGCACCGTCCGGCGCTGGGCTGGCGCGATATCGAAATCCTCAAGCGGGTTGATTTCCAGCATGGGTGGGTCGACGGCCTCGACTAAATTATCGTGCGCGCCAAAAACACGTTTCAGCCGTCGGCGCTTGGCTTTGATGGCCTGCGCAGGACCACCGCCGATATTTGGGGGACGCGCGCGGCGCACGCGCGGTACCCCTGGCGCGTGGGCGGACATGCCGCTGAATTTCCGGCGGTGAATTATCCCAATGACAGCATTACGGGAAACGCCGCCTAATTCGACCGCTATCTGACTGGCTGTATAATTTTCCATAATCATACGCTTCACGGTCGCCACACGTTCCGCGGTCCAACTTGAGCTCATGCGCGGGATGACTGTGCAATCGGGGTCCGTCGTTTCGGTGACCGCGCCAGCGTCCATTTGCACACCCCATTTGCCGGAATATCCACAGGCTACCGCTGCGATTGCGGCTTTGTCAAATCGGCTCGGCGCTGCGGTAGGCCGGCCAAGCGACAGCGCGGGCCGGCAGCTAGGCGCGGGTGACGACGGTAAGGTGGGGCGACAAAGTCGCCACCACCGACTGCCTAGTATAATTGCCGCGCGCGCGAGTCTAAGGTAGGGGCGAAAGGCAAGATGACAGTCGGTGACAAAATTAGGATGGAAAATCGTGTCCATGGGGTGGAAAATCGCGACATAGGCATGAAATTGTCGCAGCGGAACCGGCGCTGGGCTTTCTCTGCGGCACGGCACTTACGGTGACATTTCCACGTGTGGTGCACGAATTTCAACGCTCACGACAATAATCTAGCGGTAGTATGGCTCCATTTCGATTAATTTTCCAAAATACTATCGCTTGTAGCGCGGCGGCAAAAAGGCCGCCCTCCGAAAATAAATTTGTCACTTTGGCCGCCGTAGGCCGTCGCCGGCGTCAAAAGCGGCCGGTTGCCTTATTCACCCGTTCCTGATTCGTGCCGACAGCGTCCACAGGCGCTGGCACTCCAATTTGACGCCGGCCGATATTTGCGCATATCCTAAATTCGCCAACCGACGTTTTACTACCCATGCGGTTTACCATTCCCAACGCCAGCGCGTGCGTGGGGTTCGTCGGTTGGCGCCTTTGGAGGGCGCCATGACCGAACATACGCTAGGCCCATGGACGGCGTGTTTTGAAACCTTGGGCGACAAGGTGATTGGGTTCCATATAGCTGCACAGCCATATGGTTCCGCGCGACCGGTATGTGAGGCGCGACAGGCCGACAAGTGCGCCCCCAATATGAAGGCCAACGCGATCTTGATCGCCGCCGCGCCAGAATTATTGGCAATCGCCAAACGATGGGCCGCGCTAGACGCGGGGGCTTGGCATCAAGAGCGATACGCGGCCGAAAAAGCCGAATTGCTAGACAATACTCGCGCCGCCATCACCAAAGCCACCGGAGAATAGGCCATGCACATCGTCGAATTGCGAATTTCCGGTTACGCCCGTATCGTCGCGGTCGAAATCCGACCCGACGGCACGCTGGTCCCGATTGTCGGCAAGAACAGCGCCGGGAAAAGCTCGGTCTTGGGCGCCATCTGGACAGCCTTGAAAGGCCGCGCCGTAGCGCCCGCCGAACCTATACACGACGGCGCCGAACGGGCCGTCATCCGCCTGGATATCGGCGACGCCGTAGTCACCCGCACTTTCGAGCGCGGCAAGCTGGGCGAACTGACGACCGACCTAAAGGTGGTCGCCGCCGACGGCACCAAGGTCCGCGCCAAGCCCCAGGAATGGATCGACCGCACGCTGGCGGCGACATGCTTTAACCCCCTGGAATTCGTCCGCCAGCCGGCCAAGGTGCAATTCGACACCCTGCGGAAATTCGTGCCCGGCATCGATTTCGACGATATCGCCCGCAAGCGGCAAAAGGCTTACGACGACCGCACCACGTCGAATCATCGGCTGAACGACGCCAAGGTGCAGGCGGAAACGATTATCCTACCGCCCGGACCCGAGCCCGTCGCCGTCGATACCGCCGACCTAGTCATGAAGCTGGGCGACGCCACAGAGGCCAACAGTGCGCGCAGCGCAACGGTGGCGGAAATTGCCCGGCTGCGAAATGAAGCCGGCCGGCTGCTGGACGAGGCCGAACAATTACGCGCCCGCGCCAATACTATGGAAAAGCAGGCCGATCAGAAAACGCTGAACGCGACCACGCTGGAAACGGGACTGCCGGCCGTAATCGACACCGCAGCGATATCGGCGCAACTGGCCAGCGCCCAGACCGTCCAGCAGACCCGCGCAAAATTCGAGGAACGCCGCCGCGCCTTGGCCGATGTCGACCGTCACAAGGCAACGTCGGACGGCCTGACCCAAGCCATTGCCGACCTGGACAAGCAAAAGGCCGACGCCATCGCTGCCGCCAAGCTGCCGGTGCCGGGCCTGACGTTCGGCGATGACAACGTGGTGCTGCTCAACGGCGTGCCGCTGGCCCAGGCGGGCACGGCCGAGAAAATCCGAGTCGGCGTTGCCGTTGGAATGGCCATGAATCCAACATTGCGGGTCATGCTCATTGACGAGGCGAGCGAGCTAGATTCCGAGTCGCTGGCCATGGTCGAGAAAATGGCCAAGGAACAGGACTTCCAAGTTTGGCTGGCCCGCGTGAATGACGACGGCACCGCGCCCGGTTTCCAGATTGTCGACGGCCGGGTGGCCGGCCAGACCACTATAGGGGGCACAGAATGACCGCGCTCATGAACGCCGGTTATGCTGCTAGCGTCGCCATGATGGTCGCCGCCTTGGCGTGGTCGATAATCGGCCAATCGCTAGGCTACAGTTGCCCACGTGCAATCACATGGTTCGGAATTCTGGCCGCCATCGGCGTTATTGCCGGGGTGGCTTTTTACGTATTGGAGGGGACACAATGACCGACCCGACAGACGCGCGCATGACGCGCGGGCAAGTTATTATCATTGTCGTTCTCGGCTGCGTATTGACCGGCGCAGCGCTGGCAATCGGGAAATGGAGCTTTGACCATCCCGACACGGTTTCGCTCTTTCATCCGCCGGCGCCGACGGACAACGCGGACGACAAAGTGCTGCCGTCGTGGTGGATTCCCCGCCTGCCGGGGTCCGAAAATCAACGCATGATGCCGGCCGAATGCGGCCAGGTCGGCCCCACCGGCGCGCTGCACCGTATTGAGTGCCCGCCGACCGCCGACGAAATCGCGATCTCCCGGCAGGTCTTAAATCAACTGGCCAACCACGACACGCAAATGCGCGAGGAACGCGACAGGGCCCTGGCCAGAGTCGACCAGCAAAGCTCCATTATTGATACCTTGCTGCGCAACAACCACGACGCCATAGTCGGCTGGCGGGCCGAACAGGACCGCGCCGACGCCTACCAGGCCGCTATCGGCACACTGTTGTCCACCCAAAATAATGGAGTCGACCATGGACGCGACCAACGCCAGCGAGGTCATCGCGGCAATCGACCGCATCATAAACGACAGCGGATGCCTAGTCGTGATTGTCGACACGACTGGGCGGAAAACTGGTTTACCCCGCGGCCATTCTATACTGACCGCCCGAGCCGATATCGTCATAGAATACAGCGGCGGCGCGTTCCGCATCACAAAGCGAAAAGATGGATGAAAAATGCCAAGCCGTGGTAATTGCATAATCCGCGACAAAACGAACGGCCGCATCCTCGGCACGACAAAACAGCCGCGGCCAGTTACGCTATGCGATTGCGGCAACCATGCTTTTACCGCAACGGTGCGTTGGGGTGTGACGCTGGTGTCGCCAGCAGATGCTGACCTTTTGCGCGGGTCATCGTTCCATTTACGTATCGACGGCCGAAATGCCTACGCAATCAAAAAAATAGGCCGCAAAAATAAGCCGCTTCATCAATTGAGGGCTTTGCTATGAAGGATGACGTTGCTGGGACGCAAAAGCCAATCGTTCATAGTCCGGGATTGTATTTTGGTCTCGATGAAAACGCTTATTTCGCCGATTTAGCATTGGGGTCAGGCGATATGCGGGCCTTAGTTAAGGAAGGCCCCGCCGGATTTTGGTGGGGTAGCGGTTATAACCCGAACCGCAAGGACGACGACGACAAACCATCGCTGACCCTTGGCAAAGCAATTCACAAACTGGTTCTTGAGGGGGAGCAGGCGTTCGACGAATTATATATGCGCAGCCCCCATTCGGAGGAAATGACTGGCCCCGAAAAGTCCGCGGCTACCAAAGACCTAAAGGCACGCTTAAAGGCCGCCGACCGGGAACATATCACGGTCCTGCCGGGCGACGCTTACGACCGGGCCGTAATTGCGTCTGCCATGATCGTAAAGAACCCCGGCCTGCGCACGGCTTTTCAGAATGGCGCACCTGAGGTCTCGGTATTCTGGACGCGCGGCGACGGGATACGGCGCAAGGCACGCATCGATTATTTGAAAGCTAGGGGCGTCGGCGACCTGAAATCGGCGTCGAATTTCAAACGCATCGAATTCCCGCGCGCGTGCCGGGAAGCGATAGCGAATATGCGCTACGAAATCCAGGCGGCGCATTATCTCGAAGCCCGCGCCATGATCCCGCGGCTGGTCGCCGACGGGCTTGTGTTCGGCGATTACGACCCGGACCTGTTGGAAGCCGTGTGCGGCGAGCGTCGATTCGCGTTCCAGTTCGTGTTTTTCGCCACCACCGGCGCGCCGGTGTCCTGGTCGTGCATCCTGTCGCCGACGCCGGACCCCAACCAGCCGCAGAACCCGATTCTGGACGTCGCCATGCGGGAAATCGACCGGGCTACAGATTTGTTCACCAAGGCCATGATTCATTTTGGCCCTGACACTATGTGGACCGACAACAGCCCGCCCGGCGAATTGCATCTGACAGATTTACCGCCCTGGTGGTCGAGGCCGGCGACATAATGGACAGGCGCGCGCCATTGGAATTCGAGCCTTTCCCGCCGGAAAAGCAAAACTGGCGGCTCGCGTTTTACTCCGGTATTGCAATATTCGGCCTTGGATTATTTATCCTCGGCGTTAGTCTAGGAATTCGTTGGTGCGAATTCGAGCACCATCACAGCCAACCGACGGAGTCGACCAATGAACGATAATTCCCGCAGCCCCGACGGCCGCCCCGAACCGCCGCCGCACGGCGCGCCCGAACAGCCACGGCATCCGCCGCAGGTCGTGGGTCCGCTGGACGCGCTGAAAGAGCCGACGCTGGCCGTCGACTTGGCCGCCCTTGACCTGGACCGGGCAATTGCCACGGCCCATAAATTCCCGCGCCAAATCGACACCATTGTCCGCAAGATCGAACAGATGGCGCTGTACGATGAAGCGGCGGCCGAACGCTGTATTTACATGCTGCCGCGCGCCGGCAAGGCTATCGTCGGCCCCAGCATCGGCTTCGCCAATATCCTGGCCAACGCCTGGGGCAACTGCCGCGACCGCGGCGAATGGATACGAACCGACCGGCACGAAAAGGTGGTCGTCTGTGAAGGCGTTTTTTTGGACCTGGAAACGAACCGGACGACCTATTCGCCGTCGGTGCGCCGAATCAGCAACAGCAGCGGCCAGCTTTACAACCCCGACATGATCGCGGTCACGGCCCAAGCCGGATCGTCGATTGGCCGGCGCAACGCGATTCTGAACGCCGTGCCGGCGCCGCTGTGGCGGCCGACCTATGAAAAGGCCCTCATGATCGTGCGCGGCACGCTGGAAACCCTGGCCGACCGCCGCGGCAAGATGGTCGCCGCCTTTGCCGGGTTCGGCGTCGACCCCAAGCGGGTATTCATGGCGCTGGGGGTCCGCGAGGAAAAGGAAATCACGCTGGACCATATTATCGTGCTGCGGGGCATGTTCGAGGCCCTGCGGGACCAGTCGATTACGCCCGAGGAAATGTTCGACCCGCGTAAGATGGTCGGGGCGGAATTCGACAAGGTCGAGAATCCGATGGCCGACGATGACGAAACCGACGAGACGGCCGGCATGGGGCAGGCGGGCGGCGGTCAGCCGCAAACGGCAGCGCAGCCGACGCCAGCCGCGCAGCCACAGGCTGGCGCGTCCGCGCCGCAGCAACAGACCGGGCCAAAGGAACCAGCACCAGCGGCCACGGCTGGCGCGACAGAGGCCCCGCAGCCAAAGCGCAAAGCTGGTCGGCCTAGCAACGCGGAAAAGGCGGCCAAGGCAGCCGCCGCCGGCGAACCGGCAAAATCTAACGCCCAGCCGGCAGGAACCGACGCCCAGCCGCAGAATCCGCCAGCGCCGCAACAGCAGCCCCCACCGGCGCAACAAACCGCACCCGCCGCGCAACAGCCCAAGCCGGCCGAACCGCCGCCAACGGCACCTAAGCCGCGCGACACCCCCGGCTATGAAAAGCACCTGACGGCATGGCTCGCCACGTGCACCAGCCCGTCGGAAGTCGAGGACCGCTGGCGCCACAAGGATGAACGCGACCTGCGGGGCAATTGCGGCATCATCGAAGATGACTTTGAGCGCATGAAGCGGCTAAAGGACGACCGTATCGCTGAACTGAAAAGGGCATAACGCAAATGGACGTCTGCACATTGATCGTACAGTTAACGATAACGCTGCAAGGCTGCGCGTCGGCGCCATATTGTGCGACGTATGATACCAACCCAGGCGTAAAGATTTGCCACCCGGCTGTTCCGACTGCCTGCCCGACGCCACAGGAACAATATGATTGCGTCCGCCCTGACGGCGCGCATTATATCCGCAACCGCGACGAATTAAACCTGCCCAAAGGTTGACGGGGAACCCAGTGCGATGAATGAGCCCGACCTGACGGTGCGCGTGGTCGACTTTGAAACCACCGGGCTGCCGCCCCAGCCCTGCGCGGTCTGTGAGGCGGCCTATGTGGACCTGGTGTCGCGCACCGGCAACGTCTGGTCCCGCGGCGCCGTCTGGTCGTCACTGGTGAACCCCCAGGCGCCTATCGACGTCGAAGCCATGGCGACTCACCACATTACGGACGAAATGGTCGCCAACGCGCCGACCTGGGACCAGGTCATGCCGACGCTGCTGGAACGCCAGCCAATCGGCGAAACCCGAATTACGATATTCGCCGCGCACCACGCCGCATTTGAGCGAGCCCTGTTCGACCCGCCGGGCGCCATATGGGTCGACACGTACAAAAACGCGATCACGCTGTGGCCAGACGCGCCAAGCCACAAGAATCAGGTTTTAAGATATTGGCTGGGGCTCAAGCTGACGGCCAACCTGGAAGGCTACCCGGTGTTGCCGCACCGCGCCTTAGGCGACGCCTACGTGTCCGCCGGCATCCTGCGCCGGCAGTTCATCGAAGGGCTAGCCCTGGCCGACATGGTGAAGATCGCGGCGAATCCGGTGTTGCTGCCGAGGTTTCACTTTGGGGAACACGCCGGTAAGCTGCTGTCGGATATTCCGACCGGATATTTTGAGTGGATCGTGAACAAGTCGCGCGGCCCATGGGACCCTGACGTGCTTTACACCGCGCAGTCAATTCTGGACGTCCGCAGGATGACGGAATTAAAGCGCAGCCCGGTCGACCCGACCGCAGTTGCCGCTGCGCAAGCCGACGCGGAACGCAAGCCATGACGAAATTCGCAATCGACACCGACGTCCCGGTCGAGCGGTCGCGCATGGAAATCGAGGCGACGCTGGCGCGCTATGGCGCCGACAGATTTGCCTATTTCAGCGAAAAGACCCGCGCTATTATCGTTTTCGAGGCCAAGGAACGCCGGCTGAAATTTGAACTGCCGCTGCCGCAGATAACCGACCACGAGGTCACCCATGGCGGCGGCGAACACAGGCAAAAGCGGCGCAACGCCAGCACGGACCTGCACGCCGTAGCCGCGCAGCTTGCACGCGCCCGCTGGCGCGGGTTGCTCCTGTGCATCAAGGCCAAATTGGAAGCCGTCGAAAGCGGAATCGAGTCGTTCGAGGACGCATTTCTTGCCCACGTGGTTTTGCCGGACGGCAGCACCGTCGGCCAGCACGTCAGTCCGGCAATCGCACGGACCTATGCGACCGGCACCATGCAGCCGCTGCTGCCGTCCCCGAAACCGTCTGTGGATTAACCGCGGCCTCCAATTTGCCGCGCGCCGCTGACGTGCTATCGAAAACGTGCCAACCGATGGAGAACGACAATGGTAAAATCGCTAGATGACATGGCGGCCGATGCGACTGTGGCCGACTGGGCGCGTGTGCCAAAAAACGACATTATCGCGCGCGTCATGAACTTGGAGAATATGCTGGCCGAGCGAATCCGAGTCGACTCGGCCTTGATGGCAGAGCGCGCCGAATTGACCGAAAAGCTGGAAAACACGACCATGATGCTGACCGTGCGCAGCACCGAACTGGACCGCAGCCAGAAAATCGCCGCGGAAATGTCGGCGACCGTTGCCAAGCAACGCGACGAAATCCGCGACTGCAGTGCCGAAATCAACGTCGGGCGCAAAAATATCAACGAACTGAAAACGCGACTGCACACGTCCGAAATACAAGCGGCCAACCTGCGCGGGCAACTGGATCGGGTCGCGGCGACCGATAAGCACCGACTGACGCTTGCCGGCGCGCGCCAGGAATGCGAATCATACGCCTACGCTGCCGCCGAAAACGCAAAGGCGACCAGCGACTGGGTCACGTTCTGATATGGCCAAAAAGGTCACCGCGCCGCTGTGCGCCCACTGTCGGCGTCCGGCGGTGCTGGTCACCGGCGCCGACGTGTACGGCCCCACGCGTCCCGACCTAGCGGACTGCGAATTCGTAAAGTGGGACGACAATGGCTGACACCACGAATATCGCATGGGCCGACGCAACTTTTAATCCCTTTATCGGATGCACAAAAGTCAGCACCGGCCCGCTCGGCGCGTGTACCAATTGCTACGCCGAGGCATGGGATATCCGGTTCAAGGGCAACCACTGGGGCCCCGGCGCGCCGCGCCGGCGGACGTCGATGTCGAACTGGAAAAAGCCAGTTCACTGGAATCGCGACGCTATCGCCGCCGGCACTCGCCCGCGGGTCATGTGCGGGTCGCTATGCGACGTGTTCGATAACGAAGTCCCGCAGGCGTGGCGCTTCGACCTGTGGAACGTGATACGCGCCACGCCACGGCTGCGCTGGATGCTGATAACGAAGCGCATAGGCAACGCACCCGACATGCTGCCGCCGGACTGGACGTCCGGCGCTTTCGCCCACGTCGGGATTATCGCCTCAACCGTTACCCAAGACGAAATAGACCGCGACGCGCCCAAGCTGTTCAAGGTGCCCGCCGCATGGTGGGGCTTTTCGGTTGAGCCGCAAATGGGGGCGATTACGCTGCCCCAGTGCGTCGTCGACCAAGCGCGCGATTTCCCCGGCCGGGTCTGGGCTATCAGCGGCGGGGAAAGCTACCAGCCAATATTTCACAAGTCCCGCGCCGACGTCCGCGGCTACAATCTGAAATGGGCGTTTTCGCTCAAGGCCCAATGCGCCCTGGCCGGCATCGCCTATTTTCAAAAGCAACTGGGGGCGCGGCCGTATTTCCCCAGCCCGCCGCCGCTGGGCGGCCAGGTCGCCTATGTCTGCGAACGCGACGACCACGCCGGCGCCGACCCCGCAGACTGGCCTGAACCGCTGCGCGTGCAGCAATTCCCGGGACCGCTCAAATGACCGACAAAAGCTGCCTACTGACGCCCGACGACGCGCGCAAGCAAACCTGCCCGCTAATCCGGTGGTGCGTTAACCAGGACGCCGTAATGCAAGACGGCCGGTCGGCGATACACGAACACCAGGCATGCCAGGGCCCCGACTGCCGCATCGGATGGCGCTGGGGGGAGGAATCCGGCCAGGTTATCGGCATCGCATTCGACGAAACGGTGGTCGTGTGCCCGCCGACCATAGCTGGGGAACGCGGAGAGGACGCGCCGAAAACGCACCGGCTGATTCACACAGAGGCTAGGGATTTCGACGACGGCAAGCCGGCCCTGCGCGGCAGCTATGTCCGCGACCTGGAACTGCACCCGCGCCGCGGCTACTGCGGCGCTTTTGGCAACCCCAGGCGCGGCTAGCCGCGCGGATTGACGATTACCGCCCCAGCCAGCGAACGCTTATGCACGCGGGTCAGATAATCGACCATTTTTATTAGGATCGTTGGGTCGTGTTTGACCATGCCCAGGGTCATATTGCACCTGTTGCATAGCCATCCCCGGAATATCCCGGTTTCGTGGCAATGGTCGAAATGGAGTTGCGTCCCATTTGGCGACGTCCCGCCGCAAATTTCGCAGCCGTCAGGTCGCGGCCTGGTCGGAATCTCGGCAACAACCCCAGGCGCACATTTCGCGCGCCGCAGAATTACGTCTGGCTTTGAACGATATATTTTGCGGGCCTCTTTAAGCCGGTCCTTGTGTTTCAGGCGATAGGTCGCCGACTTGACCCGGGCGCGCTCCCTGTTCCCGGGCTTCGCCCTGTAGATCGCCTGTTGTCTTTTGTCTCTAATCGCCTGTTCTGGCGAAAGATGCTTGCGCGGCATGGTCAATGTGGGTTCACGATTATTGCGCCGGCGATGGAGCGGCTATGTATGCGCGTGCGATGATTCCCGGAATTTGGGTCGTAGAGCGTCGCCAGGCCGTCGCCGTCGACGCTGATAATGCCGGCGACGTGCCCGGGCCAGACGGCGACCATGCCATGACCGGCCTGGGCCCGCGGGTAGCGCAGCCAGGCGCGCGCGGGGAATAATTCCGGCACCGGGTGGCCGAACACCCAGACGCTTACCCCGCAGCCGCAGAACAGCGTGCGGGGGCATCCTGACGGGTTCGGGACAACACCGTCGGCGCCAGGCGGCACAAGCGCCATGAACGCCGACGTGATGTAGGCGACGACCTTGTCCACCTTACAGGCTGGCCGTGTCGCGCAGGCGGTGGATGGCGCTTTCAACCTGGTGGGGCTTTTCCGGCGCCCCGGTCGTGGCTGCGCGGTGTTCGCCTACGGTCGCGCGGATTATTCGCATGGCGCCGCGTGACTGGTCTATTTCCCGGGCATATTCGTCGGCGATACGGCAAGCGTTATCCAGCTTGCGGCGCAGGTTTTCGTTTTCTGCCGTGACCGACTTGTAGGCGATATCGCGGGCCTCCACCGCGGCCGTCAGTTCGGCCACCTTGTCCTCAAGGTCTGTGACATAGCGGTGATATGAATTGCCGACGTCGTTGGCAGCCATGATTCCCTCCACGCGGCTCCAGCGCCGCCGGCCGGCAATTTACCGGGACGGAGCACGACATGGCAAGTGGAGGGGATTGGTGCCCGGAACGAGTAGCCGCCGGGCGCCGGCCCTACAGGCCCAGCGGGTTGAACAGCACCTGATAGAAGATAGCCGCCGCGGCGCACAACAGAAACGCCACCACCAGGACAGTGACGACAATAGGGACGGGCCGCTTTGCGGGCTGGCCGGGGCGCGCCGGCTGCCCGGGCGCGCCTTTTGGAAATTGATAATCGCTCATTTTATCAAGGCGGGGTATTGCGGCCCCACCAGTCATAGCCGCCGAACACCGGGGCGAATATCTGGTAAAGGATCAGGATGGCGACCAGGACGAAGATCACCTTGAGGATCGTAATAACCATGCTTGGCAGCGGGATTCCCAGCGTGGCGATCACCCACAGGCACAGGTAAAACAACAGCGCGATGACGCAAAGGTAAATCAGCGCCCGAATGACTCGTCCGACCATGACGACACCTGAAAGGCCCAGGACAGGCCGACGGTGCAACGCACGGGCGCTCTATTGGTTCCCCAGATCGTAGTGCCGGTGTCGGTCGCGCAAGCCGCCAGTGCCGCCGTTGGCGAACGTGTCCTGGGTGATGTATCCCATGACCCGCAACAGCGGGAAAATCAGAATGCCGAACACCAGAATGCCTTGCCAGCACAGTTCGCCCCATGACGCCGGATAGTCGCCGCTTAGGCGGTCCCAGCCCAGACCGAACAGCGCCACCGACAGCAGGCAATAAATGGCCCTGCGGAAAAGTGCCCACCGGGCCATCGGCGTCCATAGCCCGGACGCGGTGGTGATTTTTAACAGCGTCCACAACATGAGAAGCGCCGCAGCAATATCCGCGACCCCCAGCACTTGCGCGCCCTGGATTGACGTCATTGGTCCTTGTCCTTCGATGGAGTTGGCGCCGCGGCCGGCACGCGCGAGCGCGCCGCCGCCACAATGCCCTGGCACACGGCCATGGCCGAAAGCCCGACGACAAAGGCGGTTCCGCCGTCGCCGAACCAGCCGCCTATGTAGTGAACTGCGGCAGGGGCTAAAAAGTTCGCCGTCAGTGTCCCGGTCAGGACGGACCCCACCACAGCCCACGGGGCGGTTTGCTTGAACACGAACGCGTGGACGACACCGCCGGCAAAGCCAGCGACCAAGCGCGACGTGTTCAGCCCCAGTTCGTCAAGCGTCATTGTCCCTGCCCTTTGGTTTCTCTGGAGGTTTTAGCGAATACACAGACGCCTTGACCGGCCCGCACGTCGCGCACGCGTAGTAGAGCGTCGCGGTGCCGTTGTCGGCTTCGATGTAGGACAAGCGGACGGTGTCCTTTAGGCATTTCTGGCACTTTCCCGGCGGGTTCAGCCAGAATTGGAGGGGCGCCATGGCTATTCATGGCGGCAATGGCAGCGGCGACCCGCGGCTAAGCCCCCTGTTCTGGTCGATAATGACCAGGGCCGCCGCGATTTGCCGGTTGACGTCGTTCAGTTGATTTTGCAACAGCGTGACCCGGTCGTCGGTCGCCTTCGACACCGCCTCAAATGTCTTGGCTTCGACGGGTTCCCGCGCCGCCTTGGCTTGCGACGCCTCAAGGACAACGACACGGCGGTCCAGATCGCCGACTCGGTTATCGACGTCAGCCCGATATCCGTTGTGTTCCCTTATGGTCAGGTACTTATCAAGCGACGCTTGCAATTCCTCGGCGCGTGCGCGGTCGGTCGCCAGTTCCTTTTCGATGTTGGCAAATTGCGTCTGAAAAATCGTCCACCCGGCAGCGCCTAGGATGGCGACCGCGCTTAGTGCGCCGACGATTGTTTGCCAAGAGAGTTCTGAGCCGCCCTTGCTGTCAGCCATCACCGGGCCGCAGCGTTACAGGGACGGTCGCTGTGCCATGGATCGCAGCCACGTAATTGTCGATATGGTGGTCGCGGACCTTGACGTGCAGATTATCCAGCCAGTTGTCGTCCAGCGTAGCGTCTGGCCCGACGTGCGCCAGCGGCACGCCGTCATAGGGCCATAGCGGCACCCAGTGGAACGGCACCCGCGGCACCGGGTCGTCGCCATACCAGTACGCGCATAGCGGGATGGTTTTGACCAGATTAACGAACGTGTCGCCGCCGACACGTGGCGGGGCGAACGCGCCTATTTTCGTCGGCGGCAAGCCAGCGTCGACTTTCAGGCGCGCGCCTATCAGCAGCGCCAAGGCAGCGCCCAGGCTATGCCCGGCCATCGCAAAGGGCGTGCCGCGCTTTTCCAGTTCGGCGACAATGCGGTTAAAAACCCGGTCGGCCGCCAGATTGAACCCAGCGTGGATAAAGCCCAGCGACGGGTGGACAATGCCGCCCTGCTGGCGAATGCTTAGGGCGCAAAAATCGAGCGCCCACCCTAGAACGTCGTGCGTGCCCTCAATCGCCACGATAGTCGACCCGTCCGGCCGCGTGGTCAGAAACACGCGGATTGCCGAATCAAGGTCGTCGATAAATGGGATTTTGCCGCTGTACGTCGTCGCGGCAGCATCGACCAAATCAGCGTCCGAAGGTAATGCCGTTGTCATCCCCGTGGCCCCGTCTAAGGAATCGCAGGGCCCGTGCGGCAAATCACGGGCCCCTTGGCCGCCTGTGGATTATAGACCGAACTCGTAGCTGAGTCGTGTCCAGTATTGCGTCCCGAGATTGGCACCAGCGCCGAATGTAAGCGGGGCGCCGTTGGTGGCAAAAGCGTTGCCAATCGTAAAACCCTTGACGGGGAATGCGATACCGGCCGACGCGTCAATCGCACCGCCATTGGGCTTGCCGTCGGTGCCCAGAGTCGGCCAGATAAAGCCGCCAGTAACCATCGGGTAAACGCCGACGGACGTCCCTTGCGCGGCCCCGAAAGTGCCAGTCAATCCCGCTTCCTTCAAACCGACGCCGATATATTGGCGTGGCGTGCCAACAGGTATGGTCGGCGTGATCGGCGTGAGGGTGGGGAATAGATTGGCATTCGTCAGCGTAGGAAGGGCCGCCAGAACGCGCTGTAGCCACTCAATGCCGATATCGGCTTCCTGCGTCGCGGACCAGCGGCTGGCGATTGACGCACTGGCGGCGCTTGTGGTGGCCGTGGAACCCACCGTATTGGTGCCGGAAATATTCGCCCATTCGCCCGTCAGCTTGAAACGATACCAGCCGATTGCGCCGTTGCCGATGTAACCGACCTCGCCGCCGACGGAACCGCCCGTCGCCGTCAGATTGCCGCTGGCCAGGCTGGTCGCAAAAGCATTCGTGCCGCTGACGCTCGATTGAGCAACGTCGGCCTCCGTAAGGATGCCGACGAACCAGCTACCAGACACATATGGAACCGGCGGCACAGTCGCCTTGACCGGCATGTCGGCGGCGAAAGCGGCGGGCGTAAAAGCCGCGGCTGCCAGAAGGGCTGCGATTCGTAATATGCGCATAACAGGGACTCCGTGCGTTGATTGAATTCACGCCAGAACCCTTACTCCAAGTCGCCGTGTCTTTGGCGCCACAGCGACCGAATTATTTCTTGGGGGAGCCGTCCGCGTTGTAAGCGTCCGCCAGCGGGACCTTCGGCGTGAAATATGCAGAGGCCGCGGCCTCGATTTTCGCCAGCGCCGACCGCCCCGTGGCGCCCAGCAGCAGCGCGTATTCCTCGTTGAGCCAGTTCGCCGGGTCCAGGTTCAGTTGCTTGGCCATGTCCGTCGGCAGCATGCCGTAATGGTTCAGCGCGATGACGGCCGCGCCGCTGGCGAGCGCGATGTATGTTTTATAACCCTGAATCGCATTTGGCAGCGCGGACAGGCTGAACGTCGGGATGGTTATTTGGGTGGACACGGGCGACTCCTTCGGTTGGCTTTTGACGACGTGGCTTTCCGGCGCTGGCGCGGCAGGCGCATGCGGGCTGTCGCCCGGGTCGGCGCGATACGGCGGGAAGCTGTAGTCGTCCGACACACCACAAACCCCGCGAATCAGGCTGCGGGCAATTTAGCCGTAATTTTCGCCCAGGTCTCGGGACCTGCCAAGCCATCAACCGTAAGGCCGTTCGCTTGCTGGAATGCCCGAACGGCCGCCATCGTTCGGCGGCCCAGGTTGCCGTCCACGACCAGCGGGGGTTTGCACCCCAGCTTGTTCAGCGCAGCCTGTAGCGCGGCAGCGTCGTGCAAGCCCACCGGCAGCGGCTTCGCCGTCACGACCGGCACGGTGGTCGCCTGCTGGGTCGGGTTCGCCGTCGGGAATGACCATTCCCGGTGAACAGCCAGCACCGCCTGAATGACCGGCCAAATGCCGGGCTGGACGTCGACCGCGGTGCCCGACCATTCGTTGTCGGCTATGTATTTGCCGCCCAGGCCAACGCCGCCATAGCGGGGCGTGTCGTAAACCGCCGTGCACGAAAACAGGTAGCCCGGGACTCGCTCGTGGGCGTTCGGCCCAAAGCCATTCCAGCCGTTGCCCTCAAAGCAAAGCCATTCCGCGGTCCAGGCCGACGGGGACGTGATGGCGTTGATATGCTCGCGCGCCAGGTAGAACCGGCACGCGTCGGCCCATGACTTGAACGGGCCGAACCCAGCCGGCACGTGCACCGACCGCTCGTTCCATGGGTCACCCTGCCCTAGCGCGGCCCGTGGGTTGCAGTTCGACTCCCGCAGGTCCAGAGCGCCGATGAAGGCCGCGCACTGGGGCGGCATGCCCAGGGCCGCCGCAGCGTCGATATAGCGGGGCATCGCCGCTAGCACCGCCTTGGCGCCTTCCTGCACCGGGCCCGGCCGCGTCACGCGGGCGTGGGCTATCCAGTTCGTATATTCGGGCGACAGGGTGGCGAAGGGGTGCTGCATGGCAACGACTCCTAGTTTTTGGCTGGCGGCATCAGCAGGTCGTAAGCCTGGGTGATGACAGATGGATTCAAACGCATTTTCGAAATCTGGTCCTTAATCAAGTCGATATCGCGCGGGTCCAGGTCCACCGTCCATTTGCCGGTTATGGTGAGCGCTTTGCGGATTTTTCTCGCCAGCGATCCGCGGATGACAATATCGGCTGGCTTTAGCCCCTGCTCGGGCTGGTCGACGGCACCGGCCGCGAGCCGGCCCAGCGTCAGCGTAACGTATCGGTCGCATTTGCCGTAGTCCGGGCTTTTAACGTCATCGACAACGTGGTCGCAATCCTGCTGGGCTCTGCCGTCGGGCGCCATAAGGACGGCCGACATATCGACCTCAGTGGCGCGGGCAGACGTGACAGCCGTAAGGATGAGCGCGGCGGCGGCGGTGACAAGGGCAATTTTCATGGCGAATTCTCCGTTGGTTGGCAGCGCGTTATTTATCCGCGCGTCAGCCGCGTCCGTCAAGCCTAGCGCGCTAACTCGTTACGCAGCCTTGGAGATCCAAGACGGCAAATTGTCGTTCGCTGGCAGGTCGCCCGACTCCAGGCTGGCCGTGCTGCCGCATATCCAGGTGATCGTATCGCCGCCGAGCGCCGTTCCAGTGATCGTCAGTTGAGTCGTGGTCGCGCTGACCGTGAGCGACGCTATCGCCGTTCCGGAGGCGGCATTGCAACTCGGCGCGCTGCCCCAGGTCGAACCAAAGTTGATGACGCAAGAGGTCGCGACGGTTCCGGCGACGACCTTGCCGAAGTTGTCGCCGCCAGAGATCGTCGGCGTTCCGGTGCCGCAGGCGGAGATCGTCGGCGCGGTGCCGCTCGCCAGGATATGCCCTGTCGGCCCGATGGAGGCGACTTGCGAGCCGCCGTTCTGAAAGATCGCGATTGGCACCGTGCTCTGCCCTGCATTATCGGCGATCAGTGCCGCGGAGACGCTGGGGATCGTGGTCTGGCCCAGCGTGGCCCAGACGCCAATTTCTACCGGCGACGTGCCGGTGTTGATGCCCATGCCCATGACGCCGACGTTGACGCCGGAGTTCTTGGCCGTGTTCGCGATGCCTGACGTTCCGATGTTCACATTGGCATTCGTGGCCCTACCGGTGACGCCGAAGTTATAGCCGGCCGTCGTTGCATTCGCGGTGTATATGCCGGCCGTGTTGCCGCTCTGGGTGCCTGAACTTGCTAGCGCCCCCGCCGTTCCGGCATTGCTGTTGGCGACGTTGAGGCCGTTCGTATTCGACGATCCGGTATATCCGGCAGCGTAAGTAATGCCGATGGCTGTGTTGACCTGCGAGGCCGTGCCGGCACCAGTGATGGTCCAGACTACCGCAGTTTGTTGCGCAACTGGAGAAGCTGGCTGCGTTGCCGTCAAGGTAAGAACTTGGGCGCCGGCCGCCAGCGTGCCGCCGACGATGGTCTCGGAGAGCAGGTTGGCGAGCCCGGTGCTGCTGTATGTCGAGCCGTCCGCGAAGATCACCGAGCCGCTGTAGGTGCAGCCGGTCAGCGCGCAGTCTAGGGAGGCGTGTCCGGTCAGGCTGGCAGTGATCGTGCCCGCGGAGAAGTTGCCGCTGCCGTCGCGCTCGACGAGCGTCGAGGCGGTGTTGGCGTTCGTGTAGGCCAGGAAACTGCCGGCACCGGCGGCGCTTAACGACAGCAGGACGTTGCCGGCGCTCGACGTGCCGGCGTAGGCCGTCGGGACGGCCCCGTTGCCGGCGGACAGCATCAGATTGCCGGAGGCCGGGTACTGTACCGCGAGCGAACCCGCCGTGGCCTTGATTGTCGTGTTGTCGGGTTCCGAGCAGCCGATCTGCGTGGCCGTCGCCACCGTGCACTTGATCGTGACGGCTCCTGTCCACGGCCCGCTCCCGGTGCCGGTGATGGTCAGCGTGCTGTCGGCGGAGTAGTTGCCGAGCGAGGCGACGTCCCCGGCCGCGCCGCAGGAACCCCAAGCGGGCAGGCCGCCGGAGACGATGAGGCACTGATTCGTCGAGCCGATGGCGAGCCGCGTGATGACGTTGCTGGACCCGCCGTTCGTGTAGATGTCACCCTTGGCGTCGGAGCCGAAGGCCGCCGTCACGCTGCCGAGACTGTTCGTTGATGACGTAATTGTCTTGTTGGTCAGCGTCTGAGCCAGCGAGTCGCCGACGAAGTTGTAGGTACCACTCGGAATCGTGGCCGTGCCCGCCGCACTCGCGGCGTTCTGGATCGTCATCGCGTTCGCGGTTGGGCTGGCGAGAACGACCTGCCCCTGCGTGGCCCCGGCCACGCCGATCTCGACCTCGGACGTTCCGCTGCCGATGTTGCGAAGAACGATCAGGCTGGCCCGGATGCCGATGGCGTCGCCGGACGGCGAACCGCTCAGCGTGCTGTAAATGTTGAGAGTACCGCCCGCGGAAGATTCCGACCCCGAGAGCGCGGGAGCGATCAAATTCCCGCTGGCGTCTACCTCGACATTTGTCACGCCGTTGACTTGGAACAAAGCCACGGGGCTGCTGGTCGTGCCGTTGTCGAAGACGCCGGCCGCGCTGACCCCCGGCACCGTCGTCTGGTTGAGCGATGCGAAGATGCCGATGTTGTTGTTCGCACCGATCGCCGACGCCAAGAGGCCCACGTTGAGATGGTTGCTCGCCCCGACCTGCGCCTTGAAGGCGCCGCCGACGTTGATCGCCCCGCCGGCCGCGAAGGAATCGATGCCGAAGTTATAGCCCGCGGTCGTGCCCAGCGCGGCGACGGCCATCCCCATGTTGCCGCAGCTATTCCCGGTGCCGGCTGCGGGAACGAGGACGGCGCAAGTCCCGGCGTTGAGGTTGTCGATGTCGAGCGCGATGCTGCGCTTGTTGCCGGTGTAGCCGGCGTTGTAGGTGATGAGCACAGCGTCATTGACCTGCGACGCAGTGCCAGCGCCGGTGATGTTGAAATTGACGGCGACCTGCTTGGCGGTCGGGGACAGCGCATTCGTCGCGTTCACCGTCAGCGCCGACATGCCGGCGGCGAGCTGCGTCGCGGCGTTGACGTACAAGGTGCCCGGGCCGTTGTCGAGGCTGTAGGGCGGCGCCGTGACTGAGTAAGTCCCGATCAGGATGCCGCCGTCGTTCCAGACCGTGAACTGCGGCGCCTGGGTCGTAGTGTTGTTCACCGTCGTGAAGATGCGGGCCTCGGTGCCGTAGGAGGAGGCGCTCCACGCGACGTTGCTGGACCATATTTGAAAGCTGCCGCGGCTCTCTACCCATCCAGGGCCGCCGGCCACGCACGTCGCGCAGTACACGCCGCCGCCGCCGAACGAGACGATGTTGTTGTTCGCGACGATCGGGAGCGGGGATGCCAGCGTGCCGTTGAGGTACTCACCGGTGAAGGCCGTCGAGTTGCCGGCGCCGCCCACGTTTCCGTTCGTGGTGTTGCTCCCCAAGAAGATGCTGACTCGCGCTCCACCACCGTCCAGGCCGGCAAGGGCCAGAACGTTGTCGCCGAACGGCGTCGGCACAATAGCGTTAAGACTCACGATCGGAGCCGTCGTAAAGACTTGCTGCCCGGTCCAGGTGTTCGGGTTGGCTAGGTTGAGTCCCAGATTATTGCTGCCGTCCAGCGCAAGCGTCGCGTTGTAATTCAGCGAAATGGTAGCCAGCGGCGGGACAAAGACGACCGAAAGCGGCACATTGACCGCCAGCGACGCGGACGACACCACGGGCGCGAATTGACCCGTGCTGGTGTTGAACGTGCCGATTTCGCCCCAGCCGCCTGGATAGGATTTATACCAGACGGCCGGATTGCTGCCGGTCACCAGGCAGTCGGTGCCGGTCAGTGTCGTGGCTGGGCAGCCGCCCAGCGACGCCGACGCGTGCATGCCCAAAATGCCGTTGACGTCGGACGCGGCCGCTAGAAAATTGGCCCGCATGGGCGCCGATTGCAGCGGCGCGTTCGCTGCCGGAATCGATGTATTTATCGTCGACTGGGCGAACGCCTGGCCGGTCGCGAAGGCGAGCCCCAGGATGACCGCAAGCCGCTTTAATGCGTTCCGCATGGCGCGCGTCCCCCGTCAGAACAGCCGCCGGCGGAAATCGCGCCAGCCTATGGTCGAAATTGTCACCGCGCCGGCCGCGCTGTTGGCGATTGCCACCTGTTTAGCCGTATTAGTGGCCACCCTGGCGGTTGTTGCCGAACTTGCCGTGTTTCCGCCAGACGTCAGCGACGCGGTTTCCGCGGTCGGTTGTGTCGTCCCAGGCGTATAAATCCACGTATTGCACTGGGAACTGGCGCCCACCAAAATAAAGACGCTCATAATGGCTTCGACGGCGACGCCGTTGGGCACGCTTAGGGCGAAATTCGCATTTGGCGACCCGACCGCACTTAGGTCGGTCGGCGGCGCGGTCCATAGGAATTCGTCGCCGTATTGGGTGAACAGAATAATATTACCGCTGCTGTTCGTCAGCACCGACCCCAGGCATTGCTTGACGTTGTAGCCGCTGGGCAGCGTCGGCGTCGGGTACGACTGGCTGAACAGCACGTCGAAGCCGCTGGCGAGTGCCGTGGGCGCAGCCGCCTGGGACGTGATATTTGAACCTGGATTGCTGTAATTGAACGTGTTGGTGGTGACGGCCGTCGCCACCTGCAAGCCGTCCAGCCCCTGGCCGCAACCCAGCACGCGCACAGTGCTGCCGATGCCCAAATTGTGCCCGGCCACCGTCAACGACGCCACGTTCGACGTGCGCTGGACATTGGTGACCGCCATGCCCGTTCTGCCGATAGCGTAGGCGTGCCAAGTCTGATTGTTGCCCTTGGTCGACGTGTCGCAGGCGCCGTTGCCGGTGCCAGGCGCCCAGGATTGGTCCAGGCGCTTGGTCATGGCGGCGGCCAATTGCATCAAGGTCACGTCGCTATCATCGCTGACGCGGCCGACATTGATATCGACCACGAAAGTCGGGCTGGTGCCGTCGTTCGCCAGCGTCAGGTTGCCGCCGCCTTGGCTGCTAACGGGCGCCACATATGCTCGCTGCCGCGACGCCGACGCGTCCAGCATGGCAGGCGTCACGGTGCCGGCCAAAATCGTGAGGTTGCCGGCCCCGTCGTCGCCCAGCGTCAGCCCGTTCTTTATGGTCAGATTGCCGCCGACGTTTTGCAGCCACTGGCCGATTCCCAGCGTGGCGAGCGCGCCTAAGGTGTTGGCTTGCAGCAGCCACACCGACCCCGTGTAAATGAACGACAGGAAGGACCCGGCCGTCAGTTCGCCGCCCGATAGCGGCACGTTGCTGCCGCCGCTGACCTTGTTAATCGCGATGACGCCTGTGGTGTCGACGTTCAGCGTGGCGGCGCCGGTATTATTCAGCCCCGCGCCAACAGTCGTGGTTACGACATACCCAGGGGTCAGCGAAAACCCGGACGGGGTCGTGGACGAAATAACCTGGGCGTTCGCCGTGCCGGTTGTGGTCACGCCAGCGAACTGGCTGCTGGTCGACCCCACCACCGCGGTCCAGACCGCCGTGCTGGCCGTGCCGGTGACCGTGCAGACATAGAGGATTTTATTGACGGTATCGAAAGCGAAATCGGACGCGCCGTTCACGGACGCATTGCCGGCCACAGACCCGTTCGGGTTGCCGGCCGACGGCTTCATGATCGGGATACCGCCGACCGTATCCGACGCCGGCAGGTTGGCCAGCGGCAGCGTCCCCTGGACCTCGGACCCAAGTTTGATTTGCGGCGCTTGGCCGGCGGTGCCGCTGTGGTGCGAAAACAGCAGGCCCGCCAGGAATGGTGCGGCCGGGTAATTGGACGGCACCCCGGTTCCGACCGATGGCCCAGCGACCTTGATATTTCCGCTGGTAATCTGGGTCTGGCCGAACGTCAGGTCGATAAGATACAGCGGCACTTGCCCGCTGGCTGGCGTGGGCGGGACCTCAGACCCCGTCGTGGCCGGGCTGCCGTACACCACGGAAATCGTGCAGATAGCCGAGCGCTCGGTGTTGTTCGCCGCACCGGTATTGCCCGGGCCCTGGAACGGCTGGGTGGGGTTGGCCGAATTCCAGTAGTACAGCACGCCGTTCGTCGGGTCGCCGGCGCGGATGATATCCGACTGAGAAAATGCCGCCTGGATAAGCGCCCATTGACTCTGCCCGGCCGACAGCGCCGACGTGGTCAGGGCGACGGCTTGGGCGACCGCAAAGCCCTGCTGCATGACGAGCGTCGGGTCGGCGGCCAGCGCGCCCCATGTGGTCGCGTCCAGGGCGGACTGCTGGTAGATTCGGCCGGCCGTCAGATTAATATTCAGCGTGGCCGGGCTGGTCGGCGTCGCCGCCAAGCCGCTGACGACCGACGTGGTGCCACCGGCTAAATCCTGCTGCAAAAAGGCGGCGGCGTAAAAGGCGTCCTTGACCGCCCACAATTGGTCGAAGCTGCGGACCTGCTCTTGCGAGTAAAGGATGACTCTGTTGCCCATTGGGCGACCCCCGTTAAAGTAACATGCCGCGTTGCTGGCGGAAAACGATAGGGTCCTTACCCCCCTTACTCAGGTTACATGGCACGCAAAGTAATTGAATATTATCAATGCTGTTAGCGCCGCCAGCGACCAGTGGCACTACATGGTCGATATGGTATTTGGCGCCCAGTCGAGAAAAGCAGACCGCGCATTTACCGCGCTGTTTTTCATACAAATTGGAAATCTGCGCATCCGTAAAGTGGTCACCGGATTTTTCGCGAACGCGGCGCCTGTGCTTATAGGCACGAATTTTATCTGGATTCTGCGCTGCGAATTTACGGTGACCGGCGCGTTCCACGACTATCACTCTGTCGTGGTTTCTAGCACGCCATAAACGCCTTACCGCCAAATGCTTGCCGGACGCACGATGTTTTTTTATTGCTGCGCGAATAATATCTGGGTGCGCTGCCTGCCAAGCGCGAACGCTCGCAGTATGTTTCTCGATATTTTCCGCGCGCCAACGACGCGTAGCAGCGTTGTGGCAGTCCTTGCAACGGCGGTAAAGGCCATCCTTTGTCTTGGGGGCAGCATAATAGGAATCGACCGACAGGAGCCGCCGACAAGTGCAGCAAATTTTCGTTTGCAGCGGCATTTCTGTGCCCCGATTCATGCCTACGTTTACTCCGCTCTCTAAGTTATGTCCATGTGACACCCGAGGTATCCCAGTGCAGGCCGCTCTGGTCCCAATACACCGCGCCCTGCGGCGCGACGAACTGCACCCAGGCAATCGTACCCTCGCATTTGGCTCGATTGATCGCGTTGTAAATGGCCTGTTCGCCCAGCGGCGTGGCGCCGCTTGCGGCGTCCAACATGGACGACCCGGCGACGTCCAGATTCATCGTGTATTCGTCGAAAACCGGCGTCGGATTATTGCCGAACGGTTGCGCCAGCGGCAAAATGGTTTGAATAAAGCCCTGATAGCCAAGGCCGTTGTCCGTCATGAGGCCCGGCGTGACCACGTTGTCGATATCGTAAAACATCATCCCGGCGCCGGGCGCGCCGTCCAGCACGCCGGTATCCGACGGCCGCCACGGCTCGATAATCCGCGGCGCTTGGCCGGTGACCGCCTTGACGGCGTTCGATACGGCTTGACGGGTCGCGCCACTTGGCAATAGCGCCGCCAGCACGCGCGCCGAATAAGCGGCATCCGATTCGCCCGAGTTGCGCGGCAGCGCGTAGAATCCGGTGCCGAAATAGTCGACCGCCTTGCCGTCCAGCGCGCCGTTTGTCGCGGTGCCGATTAGCGTGGCGTCGAAGGCGAATTGCAGAGCGCCCATTTCAAAATTCAGCGGGATACCCAACGTATCCATAACGGCGCGCACCGCGCCGCCTTCCTGCAATGCATCTGGGCTGGCCCACCTATGGGGGTAAAGAGCCGCCATCCGCGCGCCGAATTGCTGGGGAGTCAATAGCGTGAAAGTGGTAGGGGGAGTTCCCAAGATCAGGCCTCCATGTTACAGAAACGGACCGGGCGAGCGCTGCGAACGCTCAAGCCCGGCCCTAACCAAGACGACAGGTCGGTGCCGAAATGGCTGACGATAAAATCCCAGAAAAACAGCGCGGGCGCAAGTTTCCGCGCAACGACCTGACGGCGCACTACGTCCGTTCGATTCTGGACTACAATCTGCTGTCTGGCGATTTGCGATGGCGATGGCGCGCCGATTGCCCGGCCAAATGGAACATTACATTTGCGGGAAAAATTGCCGGCACGCTCAACCCGGACGGATATCGCCGAGTATGCATTAACTACCATATTTACTTGGCCCATCGGTTGATTTGGCTGATTATGACTGGCCGCTGGCCAGAACCGGAAGTCGACCATAAAAACACGAAACGGGACGACAATCGCTGGGATAATCTGCGCCAAGCAACAGTGGCACAAAATACGAATAATACTGGTCTTAGAAGCACAAACATTTCTGGCTTCAAGGGAGTTTATCTGCATCAAGGCCGCTGGGTCGCCCAAATTAGCAGCGGTGGCAAGCAACGTTATCTTGGGGGTTTTGACACGCCGCAAGAGGCCCATCGCGCGTATTGCGAAGCTGCCGACAAATTTCACGGGGAATTTGCCAATCATGGCTAATAGTTGCTGATCGTTATGTTGCTGGTCGTCGTGATGCTGCGCTGAAAAAGCGTGCCGACCAAATCAGCGGCGGCAGCATTAATCGTCGTGGCCCCAGGTTGAACTGCGATCACGCCCGGCACCGTCAGCGCCGCTGCTTCGACCTGCGATATATAGACGAGAATTCCGTCCTCATCTTCGCCGCCGATAGGCTGACTATTGACCGCCGCCGCCACGGCCGCCGCCACGGCCGCATTGACGACCGACGGCACAATCGGCAGCGACGGCGTGCTGGGCGCCAGCCGCACGACCAGCACAATGGTCGCGGTGACCGTCGTCACGGCGATGGTTTCGGCCAAGATCGTGAAACCCCGGACCTGTTCCAGCGCGTTCTGCACGGCCTGGATAAGCGACGCTGGCGGATTGCCCGACCCGTCGTCAATGGTGGCGACGAATTCGCCCGGCCGCGGCGCGCCGCCTGTGGTGACGTTTTCCTGCAAGGAATACAGCAGCCCCTGCTGCACGCCCTGGATGGCGGCCACGATGGCGCCATAGGTCGCCTTCGACAGCGAATTTATATATTGCACGAACCGGGCGAGGTACGCCGTGTCGGACTCGGCGTTGAGCCCGTTATTGATCGCGGCCCCGTTCGTCACGTAGCCGATGCCCGGCACATTCGTCGCAAGCTGGCTCAGTTGCCCGGCGGTCACGTTCGACGTGGCGCCCGGCGTTGCCGCTTGGATTGTCGCCGTAAGGCTGCTCTGGCCGGTCGCCAGCACGTAGGCGCCCACCGTCGCGTTCCAGGTCGGCTGCGTCGGGTCGGCTACGGTCAAATATTGGATGGCGCCGCCGGCGGTCTGCACGGTCACCCCGGGCGGCACTTGGATAGGGGACGCGGCGGGCGTGAATGTGCCAAACGTCTCTGATCCGGTCGCCGACGTGGCGCCCAGCCGCGGGAAATTGAATTGCGCCATCCATTCGTCGAGGTCCGCGCCGGTGCGCGTGCTGGCCAGGGTAAGCGCGTTGACGATTTGGATTTGGGCTTGCAGGAACACGGCCTGCGCCGCCACGGTCTGCATAAGCGCCAGCAGCGGGTCGCCGTCGGGAAGTGTGGGCTGGTAGCCTAATTGCTGCGCCCAGCCGGCCACGAGATCGGCGGTAAATTGCGATATCGACTTTGACGGAAGCGCCATGGCGTCACGCCCCCCCTATCGCTATCGTGCCGGACTGGCCGCTGACGGTCGACGTGCTGACGAAGATATTCAATTCTGCCGGCGTCGGCTGCTGAAAAATAATATTCGGCGGCACGCTGGTCAGGGTTTCGGCGTCGGCCAGCACGCCCAGCGATACGCGGCGCTCGACGTCGGCCAATGACGCCGAGTCGAACGGCTGGTCGACTAGCGATCCGAGACCAACGCCGAACTGCGGATTGAACACGTAATCCGGCGGCGTGTACGTGCCGTCGGGCAATTCCTGCGCCGGGTTCGTGATGATTCGGCGCACGACCCTTTGGCGGTACGCCACCCAGCCTACCGCCGTCTGGATGCTGCCCGACGGCGTAATCAGGAAATCGCGGTTCCAGTCCAACGAGAATGTGGGATTTTGCGTCATGTCAGCGGCGGGATGGTTATCGTGCAGCCCTCGATTTGGGCTTCCGCGTTCTGTATTGCCGTAATCAGGTCAGCCACTTGCGTCGCCAATGCGGCAAGCTGCGCGATATAGGTATTATACGCAGCCAAGCCCGGCGCCAAATATGTCGTGATAAAATTCTGAATCCACGTCACCGCCTGGGCTGGGCTGGTGGGGATTTCCAGCAACACCTGCATCGGTAAGAGCGCGGCGATCTGTTCCTCGATAGCCGTCTGAGTCGCCTGCAAGGAAGCGAAAACCTCGTCGACCTGCGCCTGCAATTCGGCGCATAGTTTACACGCTGCGAATGCCGCCTGCTGGGCCGCAAAATACGCTTCATTGATCGGCGACTGTCCCTGTGGCTGCATGGCTCCCCTCAGAAAATATTGGTTATGATACCATCTTGAACGGTCACTGTCTGCCCGGTCGGCGTCGTAAAAGACCCGCTGCATCCGGTCCCAGCCGCAAGATTGCCAGACGTGGCCGTGCGCGGGGCGACAAGTTGGATTAACGCAGCCGAATTCAATTCGACCTGCCCCGCGTCATCCAAATATACAAACCCGCCCGCAGCGGCTTTTAGTGCGACCTCGCCCGGCTTCATGGCGGTAAACGGCGGCGCGTACACCTGGTCGAAGCACATGGTTGCGCCAATGGTCACGCCGTAATTGCGTTCCAGGATGGCGATCTGACATTTTTCGCCAGCAGTCGGGTTTTGAAGCGACGCGCCGCCCATGGGGGCAATCTGCACGCCCCAGCCATTGCCGGCCGCAATCGTTCCTAGCGGCATCCAGCCGGTCAGGACGTAGTTACCATCGCCGTCCCCCATAGACGGGATGACCAGCTTTACGCGGTGCCCGTTCGAGTCATAGCTAGCCACATGGCCGTAAACGCCCGGCCGATAAGCCTCCGTCTGCTGGCTGGAAGCATGCTTGACCTGGTGGGCCAGTTCGTCGCCGCCGCTCATTCTGCCGACCCCGTCAGTGTCGCGGTCCCCTCGCCGACCGGCTGCACGTCCAGTAGCGTGAACGACGTGTCCAGTTCGGCCTGCCGGCTGTCACCGCCTTGCGGCATGCTGAAATTATGCGTGTAGCCAGTGACGTAGTATTGGTGCGACAGGAATCCGGCCGGGATATTGCCGTCCAGCGTCACGGGCTGGCTGGGCGACATGCCGGGGACGATATCGGCCGACCCGGTCACGATCAATTCCCGCTTGGCGATATCGGTGGCAATCGACTGCGCGCGCAAATTCGCCTGTGCCGCCGTCAGCCCGTCGACGTGAAACGTGTAAAGCGGTATTGCGTTCTTTTTCGAGTTCGGCCCGGACCCGATTTGCGCCTGTATCGCCGACGCCTGCGCGCCAGACCAAGCGCCGGACTTGACCGTGCTGCCGCCGCTGGTCGTCATGTTCGTGCCGATGACGTAAGCCTGCCCCTTGGTCGTCTGCCGCGTGGTCGGGTCGTAGGACAGCACCAGGACCCGGAACGTCAGATTGCGCCGCGGATTGTGCTCGATATTCAGGTCCAGCAAGGGCAGCACGCCGGCGGCCGGCGGGTTTTGCATCCAGCCGAACGTCAGCGGCGACAGGCCGGCACCAGGGGCGCCAAAAACCAGATGCTTGTCCGGCGTGGCGTAAACCTCGTTGCCGGTATCGCGCGCCAGCCGCATAAGGATGCCCCAGAGCGACTGCGGCACCGCCGTCAGGATCGTGTCAGTGCTGTTACCGAAAATCGTGCCGACTTCCGGGTCGGACCCCGGCGCCGACGACAATCGCAGGTCCGGCGTCAGCCCAAACTGATTCGCAATCGCCGTGACCATTTTCGACAGCGGCTGGTTTGTCGTGCTGACGCCGTCGCCGGCGACCTCGCCCGGCGCCAGTGCCCCGGTATTGCCGCCCAGGATATTCGTCAGCACCCGCTTTTGGTCGACCAGCAGGCCCGACCAGTCGCGGGCATGAATCGCCACGGCGTCGCGTTTGAAGGACCAATTTGCCTTTAGGTATTCGCCGCCGAACAGGTGGGTGGTGCCGCTATCCTGGGCTAAAAAAATATCGACCGGGACGATGGTCGGGGCATCTTGGCTGATTGCCAGCAGGTCGACGCCCTGGTCGGCCAGTGCCGTGATGCTCGACGTGATCGTGGCATGCCCGGTCGAGCCGTGGCTGCCGCCCGAAATCTGCGCCCGAAACAGCGGCAGGTCGGTGCCGGCGATTTGCACGGTCAGGCTGGCGGTCATGTCGCGGGTATCGTGATGGTGAATTGGCCGGTCGGCTGCGGATCGGATAGCCCGGACGCCGCGGCAATCTCGGTCCACAGGGACGAGTTTCCGAGATATTGCGCCGCCAGCAGGAACAGGTTCGGATTTATCAGCAGCAGATACCGCGCCGCCGCTTTCGGGCTGGCGACCACGGCACCGATGGCGGCTGCGCGCGCGGCAAGGTCCGCGGCCGGCGACGCCTGGGTAGCGTCGCTGCCGGCGATCAAAGGTGCCGCAGCCAATTGCACAGCCGTCACGGCGGCGGCGATAGCGATACTGTCGGCGGGCTGAATTCCAGCCACGGTCCCGTCGCCGTTCGCCAGCCCCTGCTGCACGGCCGAGTCCAGCCCGGCCGCCGGCGCCGTCAATACGTCCGGCAATGCCAAGCCGTCGTCCCCCGCCGCCACGTCGTCAAGCGCCATGCTCTGATCCGACAGCGCCTGCTCGGCCGACGTGCCGGCACCAGGGATAACGCCCACGCCCGACAAATCCTGGCTGGGCTCAAACATCATCTGGTACGGGATAAGCCACTGGTGTTTCGCCTTGGGCGTGAAGCTGCCGATTTTCCCCAGCCAAGCGAACGGCCCATAGGACAGCGTCACGTCGGCGCCCTGCGCGCGCATGCGGTCGATTTGCTGGGCGCGCGCCATGGCGTCGGTGCCGGTCAGAATACCCGACCACGTCAGCGGCAGCGGAAACGCGCCCAGGTCGTCCTCGGTAATGTAGCCGCCCGGGAATTCATGCTTGACGATGACTTGCTTGCCGCCCAGCGGCCCGAATTCCTCCGGGATTTCCAGCGCCGAAAATATAACGACGCCGGAAGGGCCGCCGATTGTCAGGAAAAGACCAGCCATGCGCGCCCCCTTTCCCCCGCTATGGGCTAATGCCGCCGCCAGCCGTCCAAGTGCTGTCCAGCGCCCCCTGGCCCTGCGCTTGGTTGTGCAGGGCTGACGTGTGCAGCAGTTCGGCCAGTTCATGGGCGATCTTATTAAGGAACCCGGGCTCGTTCGGGTCCACCTTGATCGTCACGTTCATCGTCGTGCCGCTGGCCGGCGCCGCGGTTGCCGTGCTGACAAGCGCGCCGCGCTGGGGCGCGGTAGCGCCGCCCAGCAAATACTTGATGCCTTCATAGCTGCCGCCCAAGAACCCGCCGATAGCGGCGCCCGTGGCCGCACCAGGGACAGCACCGGCGCCGACGCCGAACACGCCGCCCAGCACCGCGCCGACGGCGGCGCCCGGGATGGCACCTTCCGCCATGCCGCGGCCCAACGCGTCGCCAAGCGTGCCCTTGGCGGGAATGCCGCCGAACCTGCCCTGTGACGGCCAATTATTGGAAATGGTTTTCAGGATATCGTCGAAGCCCTTAAGCCCGGCAGTCAGGGGCGGCAGCACCACCGTCGCGATATCCATAAGCACGTTGCGCAGGTCGCCCCACGCCTCGCGCGCCTTTTGAACCGGCGAGTCCTTGTCCAGTTGCTCGAAAATCGGCAGACCGGTTTTGAACCGCGGCATTTCCTGGCGCAACGCGTGAATCTGCTGCTGCACGACCGGGTCAGCCAGAACGCCGATGCCGCCAGCGCCCTGCTGCCCGAACAGCGCCGACGCTAGGGCGCCGCGTTCGGCCAGCGGGATTTTCGGCAGGTTCGTCGCCGCGATATCCAGCATTTTCAACAGACTGGGCTTGCCGTCCTCAAACCAAGTCGGTTGTCCTTTGTCGTCGACCAGGCCGATGGCCTTTAATTCCTTTTCGTGCTTTTCGTAAGCGACCCGGGACATAAGCGACGTGCCGGGCATGGCGCGCTGCGCCATGGCCGAAATCCAGGTGCCAGCCTTGGTGTTGCGCACGCCGGCGCGCTGCATAGCGCCGACCAGCAGCAGTTCCTCCATCGGGTCGACCTGCATCATGCGCGTGCGGGGAATCGCATAGCTGGCGGCGCGCTCGATCTGCGGCAGCTTTTCCGGGTCGACCGCCGAGATATAGGCGAACGCATTGGCCATTTTCGCGATGCCGGCCGGGTCGTACACCTGGAACATATGAGCCAGACCGGTCATGGACTCCATGGCGGTCTCAACCGTGGTGCCCTTGCCCTTCAATTTGGCTTCCGCCGCTGCGGCCTGTAGCAGCCCGGGCATAACCTGCATGCGCTGGTCGAACGGCATGCCGGCGAACTGGCGAATGCCCGTCAATACCGCTTCCTCAAGGTCGCCGATAGGCGCGCCGGTGCGCGACGCTGTGTCTTGTAGCAGGGCCCGGATTTGCGCGCGGCGGGCCCCGGACGTCGACGGGTCCTCGGCGGCGCCGGGGATCGTCAGCATCATGCGCGCTGTGGCGTCCTCTAACTCGGCTTCCTCGTAAACGCCGTAGGCCAATGCGCCACCGGCGGCCATTGCCGTGTTGCTGCCGCGGAAATACGCGTGGCCGCCCGGGATACGGGTCGACAGGCCGGATATATGAAGGGCGCCGGCGCCATGCCCGCGGCGCCATCCGCCGCCGCCTGGATAGCGCCGTCCACCCGCAGGCGGCACAACACCCCCGCCGCCAGCACCGCCGCCAGCGCCCGCGGCTTGGCGAATGGCGGGCACGCCGGACGCGGTCGTGCCGACCGTGCGCAGCGCCGCCGCCGCCGCTGTGGCATTGCGGGTCACCGTCGATAGTTGCCTGGATATGGTTGTAAGCCCCGCGCTGCGCCCCAGGGCGGCTAGTTCTGTCCGGGCCATTTGGATAGCGTCCGCCAGCGCGCGCGCTTCCTGGGCCAGCCTTGTGATCGTGGGCGTGGCGTCGTCCGTAATTCTAAAAATTGCGCCCACTTCATATGAGGAAATCACGGCGCCCGCCCCCCGAGCATGCGGGCGTTACGCGGCGACAGCAACCGCACCGCAGCTTCGCCAAAAAATATCTCAGCGACAGGTTGCGACCGCGACGCCGCAAGGCCAATGAACGGCCGCGCCGGAATGCGCGACGTTCCCAATTCCTGAAAAAGTGCGATCTGGTCGCCGGACCCGACCACGCCTTCCAAACCGGCCACGGTATTCTCGACAGACCCGCGCATTTCCCCGGTGCGCAGCAGCGGGTCGGTCGCCGACAGCCGCCCGACAAACCCAAGCCGCGTCTTTTCCGTAATTGTGCTCGGCGCCAGCGGCGCCCATTCCGGCAGTTCGTGGCCGATGTAGCCGCGCGCTTCCAAGGTTACCGCGTCCAGGGTCAGTTTCAGCGCCGCCGATGCTGCCGCCGGACTCGCCGCCGCCCCCCGTTCCAGCATGTCGGCGAACTGCCGGAAATCCATGTCACGACTCCGTCCGCGGCCAGGACAATTCGCCCGTCCGCCAGTTTATCAGGCCGCCCGCCTGCTGGTGCTGGACATAGCGGTAAGCCTTACGCTCGATTGACGGCATTGCCAACGCTTCCGCCCAGGTCGGCCTGGCAATCGCGACGCATTCCTGAAAGTCAGGGCTGCTTATGATTTTTTTTTATCGTCGGTAAATCCCGAAGAGTCAGCGGCGGCCATGTCGTGTTGTGCAGCAAATACAGCACGTCGAGCCCGTCGTCGCCGACCATGTTGGCCAGCTTTTGCGCGTCGACCATGTTGGCGATGGCCGGCACAGGCTTGCCGTCGATTTCCCGGATGCAAAGCAGGCTGCGCACCACGGCCACCTTAGCCGCGCCGTTGTCGTCGCCGCATATGTCGATAACCCGGAACGTCAGGGCGACGTCTGCGGGCGGCCCGTATTTGACCGCGCGACCATTTGGCAGCGTCAGTTCGATAGTCTCGACGGGCTCGCGTGGCGCCGGTGGTGTTGGCTGTTCGGCTTCCTTTGCGAATTGGCCATTTTCGCCGCGGTGTCGATTGCGGATTTCCGTGCGCCGCGCTTGGATTTGCGCCGCTTCCTCTGGCGATACGGTGCGCCCCTTATTTTGCAGTTTGGGGGCGGGCAGCGGCGCCGCACCGTTCTGTACTGGCGCCGACGCATCGCGGAACGTCATGGTGCGCGGCGGATCGGCAGGCGGCGGGTTTTGCGTCGGGTCAGTCATACGCTTGCACTTTCAATTATTGTCAGGCGACGGCGGCCAAGCCGCTTAGGAACGGGCTGGCACCCCCGCTAATGGTCAGCACCGACGCCGAGAAGCCGAGCCGCATGTCGACCTCTTTTTCGTGCCGGAAATTGCCGAAACGCGGCTTTTTGATCTGCGCATTGCTGAGTAGATATTCGTCGACCGTGCCGTCACGATTCAGCACATTGGTCGTGATCGAAAGCTGCGTAATAAGGCCGATATCGTGATAGGCGTTATAAAGCTCCACGACCATGGCCTGGAAATTGCCGTTGACGCGGGTAAACATCATGTTCCCCGAATAGCCACCAGGAATCGTCTGGTAGATCGGCCGGCCGCCATTCGTGATCGGGATGATTTTCAGTTCGGTATCCTCGGCCTCGATGTCAATTTCCATCAAGTGCCCAAGCATCTGCGCGTCAAAAACATCGCCGTAAATATCGGATATCGTTACCGAAATATCGGTCCCGACGTTATAGCCGGCGAGCGAGAAACTGGCCATAGCTTGCTCCTTCAAGCCACCCTTATTAGGCGGCGATTTGCTGCCCCGGCGTCGAGCCGACTGTCACGACGGTTGTGCCGCCCTGTAGCGCCAAGATGAAGAACCGCACGGTGGAGAGGTACGTCACCCGCACCAGCACATAGAGGAAATGCTGGGCAATCGACGCCGGCGTGTTCACGCCGTTGCCGGGCGTCGCCGATTGCGACGCGCTGAACGTGCAGATAACCGAATAGCTGTCGATAATGCCCACGGTGCCGTTCGCGCCGACAAGGCCCTGCAGGAACGTGTTCAGTTGGTTTTTGACCGCATTGCGCAGCGGGTCGTTCGGCTGCTGGCTTTGCAGCCCGTCGACGAACTGGCCCATGGTGCTGGCGAACGACTTGGCCAGGAACACGCTGGTCCGCCACCATTCGACGCCGGCGGTGGCCGCGTTCAGCGACGTGGTCTGACCGACGCGGATGCCGAATTCGCTGCCGGCCGGGATCGGATTGTAGATGAACATAATTCCGGCGTTGGCCAATTGGCCGATTTCGCCCTGGCTGTACGGGATAGTTCCGCTCGGCGCGACGCGCTCGGTGCCAAGGACCATGTTCACGGGCTCGTTGCCCGGATTGACCTGCGGCCCGAGCGTGGCAATCGTGCCGCCGATGAAAGCCGTGGGCGGCGACAGGCGCACCAGCGCATTGACCGGGTCGAACCAGTAAATCCAGTCCTTGACGTAGGCGAAGCCCGGATCATGCACGCCGTTGGTGGCGACCGCGGCGACTGCGGTGGCCGTGCTGGTCCCGGTAGCAAACGGCACCAGGGCCGTGCAGCCCTCCGTCTGCTCAAACGAGAGCAGCGATGCATTCGCTGTCGGGTCGGTGCAGCCGACCAGCCAGACGACGCCCACGCCGGGGTTCTGCAAGCGCAAGGCGAACAGGCCCGTGCGCGGGACGGCGGTGTCGGAACCGATAAGCGTTGACGTGGTCACGCCGCTACGGCCGCTTGTGCCGCCAGTGCATGTCGTGGTCGCCAAGGTCGGTGCGCCCACCGCGGCGTTCGGCGCCGACGCGCGCGCAATCTGGCTGGGCCCACGCACGCCAGACATGCCGTTATTGATGGCGCTGACCAGCGCCACCCAGAATCCGTTGCCGCCGGCGATGTTCGGGTAGCTTTCCTGGATGCCGAGCGCGGGCAGGGCGACCAGGGCGGTGAAGCTGCCGGACGACGACCCGGCCTGCATGGTGATTTGCAGCCCGTTGCCGACCGCGCCGGTATAGATGCCAGCCAGCGTCATACCGGCCGTGGCGGCCGAGCCGCTGCCCAGCGTCAAGGTCGTGGTCGCGCCGCCGCCGGTGACCGATTCGCTGAACGTCGCCTGGGGCGACAGCGCCGTCGGCTGGTAAACCTCGAATTCGCCGGACGAAACCGGCAGCGCGACGATGGCCGCCGCAGCCAGCACGGCGTTTGCATTGACCGCCGCCGCAAGGCCGACCGCACCGGTGGCCAGCGTGTCGCCCGCTTTCATCGTATAGGAAACGGTAATCGGCGAACCGGTCAGGGCCGAACTGGTCACGGTCAGGTTCAGTACGTCGCCGGTGTGCGCCGTGCCGCCGACCACGACGGTTTCGCCCGTCGACGTGGCCGCGCCAGGCACGGACGCGCTTGCCGCGACGTCGGTGCCGTCTGTCACGCGCACCGACCATGCCTCTAGAGTTGCCGCGCTGGACGCTTGGCCGAATGCAATGGCCAAGTCGGTGGCGAGGTCGTATTTGTCGGTGAGGGACGCCGCGGAAATCGGGCCGAATGCCGTCAGGGCCGCGCTGGCGTTGCCCATATAGACCGGCTGATTGACCGGACCCCAGTCGGCGGTCCCGACAAGGCCGATGACGTCGGTGGGCACGCCGCGGATAAAGCCGGGCGGGTTCTGGATTTGGATATAGAGGTCGTCGGCCGACAGCGTCGACGGATTGAAATTGCCGGTCTGGATGATGGTCATGGGCGCATTTTCCCTGCGTTCAGTCCGCCACCTGATATTCGACCACCGGGGCCAGCACGGCGTAAAGCTGGTCGACGGTTGTTACCGCATACTCCAAAAGAACGAGAAAGTCATGCCGGTAAACGTCCTCTTGGGTATCGTCCTCAAGGTCGTAATCGTTAACCTCAAGGACGCGAATCGGATTGCCTGACGCGTCGGTTACGCCTGAAAATGTTGCCTGTGCGGTCGCCAGCGCCGTGTCGACCGGGTCGCAAAGCTGCTCGCGCTGCAATTCGGTGCGCGTCCAGGCCACGACCTGGAACTGGCGCTCCTTGCGAATCAGTTCCATTTCCTGGGTGCCGCCGTTGCCAGCGTAGGACTGCACGGTCAGCGGCGCGGTGGCGATAAGGCTGGTCAGCGTCACGGCCGGGCCGACAGCGGCAGCCGACAGCCATAGGCTCAAGGTCGCGTCGCCGTTGATGGCCGCCGCCAATTTGGTCGCCATGGTCGACGCTGTATCGCCGCCGACGGCGGATACGACCTGCGCGGCCGTCTGCCCCAGGTCGACCTGGTCAAGGCCGATCTGCGCGACGGTGCGATTATTCACCACGCATGAAACCGCGTCGCCGACGCCCGGCGTGCCGCCCAGCGTAATCGTTGCCGTGCCGGACGGCTGAATCATACCCGACGCCGGCGCCAGTGCGGTCGTCAGTGTGGCCGGGACCGCAACCTGATTGTAGGCGTAAGGATTCCAGCGCATGACATTGCGGCCCACCTTGCGGTCGTACACCGTGACCAGCGGCGCGCCGCCCTGGGCCACGGCTTGCAGCGCCGACAGCGGCGGCCAGCCTATGCCGATTTGCGGGACCATCTGCGCTTGCGCCAGCCCGACGGTTTCACTGGCCTCGCCCGATACATTCGCCGACCACGTCACCGACAGCGTCGGCGCGTAGGTCGCGAACACGTTGGGCGTCGCCCCGGACGCGGTCGCGATGATGCCCGCCGCCCGGATTGCCGCATTCGCGTTCAAAGCCCGCGCCAGCCCCGCGCCGACGTTCAGCAGCGTGTCTGTCGGCTTGACGGTGTACGAGACGCTGACCGGCGAACCCGCAATCCCTGACGACGCCAGGGTCAGCGTGACGGCATCCCCGCCGGTGATCGTGCCACCTATCGTGATCGTTTCCTTGGTGCCGACGACGATGCCGGCCAGGGCTTGGCTGACCAGCGATTGCAGCGCCGCTTGTGCCCCATGCAGACTCGTCATGCCGGCGCCTCGATAGGCAGCGCGACGCGGCGGCCGTTCCGCCGAATGACGCGGTAGGTTTTCGGCGTCTGTGCCGCGCGTAGCTCGGCCATCATGGCTTGAAGATTGGCCGCGTGGATTCCGTTCGGCTCGCACACCGGGCAGCGCAGCACGGGGACGCTGCCATGCCGTATGTCGCGCACCAGCATGGCCTTGGGGTGCTTTTTGCAGAATAGGGGCTGTGGGGTGCGGTCGGTCATGTGGCCTTTGCGTGAATAGACGCGCTCACGCTGACGTTGCCGGCATTAAAGGTGGCGGGCTGACCGTCCAAATGCGTCCAACTTAGCGACCCGTACATGGTCACGGTGACCTGTTCGCCGTCGGCCGGCTCGCGCAGTAAATTGATGAACGCATTGGCCGCCGCCACCGCGCCGTCTTTGTCCGCAGCGTGATTGGGCTGGTTTGCTACGACTTGATCAAATTCGGCCGCCACTTTTGCAGCCGCGTCAGCCTTTGACGTACCCGTGATTGCGAATGAATAGCTCATAGGATTGCCTCGCATTGTGAAAAACGGCGTCCGGGGCCGCATTTCAATTGGTGGAATTTGCCAGCCCGGCTCTGGCTCTCTGTTGTCCCAGTCGGGTCCAAATCGGAGTTTCATAGCGTCGCCTGCGCAATCTTGCGGTCGCAAAGCGTCTGCGTCCCCACGACGCCCGCCTCCTGGATATACGGCGACCGCATGACGTAGCGCGCGCCGTCCTCGGTAATCAGCGCGTCGCCCTCGCGCGCCGAATAGCCCGGCAGCGGCGGGATATACACGAAAAACCGAATGGGCGCGACCATGCCCGGCACGCCGGGGCCGAATACCTTCTCGCCGCCGCGGTGGTCGGCCACAAGGCCAATCGGCACAAGGCTGCCGACCTGGCCCGCATTCGCCGTGTTCAGCACGTATTGGCCGCCCGTCAGCACCAGCGGCGTGTCGTTATCGTGAGTCGACGCCCAATATTTGCTGGCGTCCTCGAAAGTCAGCGGCGTGCCGGCCGGCCGGTAAATCGACGCGCAGCGGTCAAGGCGGATGCCGACCGACTTGCCGACAGGCTGGTGCAGCGCAAGGCACATGGCCGTAAATTGCTGGGTGCCGGGCAGCGAAGTCGCGCCGGCGCCGTAGCTTACGCCCGGCACATAGGCCGGGTCGGCCTGGACAAAAATATCCCCCAGCAGAAAGTCCGTCATGTCGTTGACGATTTCGTTTATGATCGCGGCGCGCGGCAGCGCGAGGGGGATTTTCGTGTCTGGCATTCGGCGGACGAACATGGGGAATGGGCTGAGGCCATGCGACGGAATAACCGTCCAGGCCGTCGGGAAATCGCCCGCGGCAGACGGCCCAATGCGATACGCGAGATAGGGCTGCCCGAGCTTGGCCGACGCCTTCCCGCGCCCGTAATCGATGTGTCGCTGAACGCTCGAATAATTAACGATGGCACACCCCCGGCCCCGAGGCACCATGAAACCTTATTACGACCACGCCGGGATTACGATTTGGCACGGCGACTGCATGGCGATTATGCCGTCGCTGTCGGCAATAGACCTCATATTTACGTCGCCTCCCTACAACCTCGGCAACACGACCGGAGGCGGCTTCCCGGATCGTTTTGGGCACTATCGCAAGTCCACTGGTCTGTCCGGCAGGGGCGGCGGCGGTAAATGGGGCGGCGGCGAACTTGCGAACGGCTACGGCGCCCATGACGACAACATGCCCCATGCGGAATACGTCGCATGGCAGGGCGAAGTCCTTGAAGCGTGCTGGCGAACGCTGACCGATACCGGCGCGATTTTCTATAATCACAAACCGCGAGTTCTCGACGGCCAGCTGGTTCCTCCGCTTGATTATGTGCCTGCGCCGCTTCGACAATTCGTGCGGCAGGAAATCATTTGGAAACGATCCGGCGGCATCAATTTTTCGCCGGCATTCTTCCTGCCTATGCACGAACGGATATTGGTCATTGCGCGCCGCGACTGGCGGCTGACCAGTAAAGGCGCGTCCGGGGTCGGCGACGTGTGGGATGAACATCAAGAAACCAGCAATACGCATCCCGCGCCGTTCCCAATCGGACTTCCGGCACGCGCTATTGAAACGACGGCGCCGGCTATTACGCTCGACCCCTTCATGGGCAGTGGAACGACTCTCCGCGCGGCAAAGGATGCCGGCCGGCGAGCCATAGGAATCGAAATCGATGAGCGATGGTGCGAAATGGCCGCCCGCCGGATGGAGCAAGAGATTTTGCCTTTCACTATGCAAAATTCATCGCCCCCATTGACTGGGGTTTTGCGGTAGCATCTATGGAGCACGGTACACCGAGGAAATCGGCCATCTGCCGTTTCCACTGCTCATAAAGCGAACGGCGGGCGCCCGCTTCATTGGACCGGCCCTTCCAAACGTCCGCCTGGATGGTGTCCAAGTTTGCCGACGCCGTCAGCCACGCATTTTCCAGGCCGTCGCAAATCGGCAGGAAGCCGTAAATCGTGTTCACGCCGTCAAGACTGGTATTGGGCGGCACAAAACCACCCTGGGCCGTCACCGCCGGCGCACACTGGCCGCTAAATGTCGCCGCCATGGTGAACGGCAGCGGCCCGGTAAATGAAACCTCGGGCAGCGGCACCGCCGACTCGGCGAATGGACCGGTGCCGTAGGGTGCCAGTCCGATCATGCCGGCGCCGATCATCGCAGCGTTGCCCAGTGCCAAAGCGGCCAACTGATTCGCAAACCACAGCCGGCCTTCCCCGGGCGGCGTCGGCGTCGGATATGTCGCTGTGATCGTCTGCGGGCTACCCAAGCCGCCCCCGCTGAACACGACGGTAATGCTATCGCCAGGATTCGGCGGATTGCCGACGATGGCAATGGCCCCCAGCGCGCCGCCGATTAGCCGGGCTTCCTCGTCGGCCGCCAGATTGTTCATTTTGTATTCGAGCGCGCCATATGCCTGGAAATACCGGTAGCCGGCAAAGCCGGACGCCAGCGTGCCGCCGCCCACAGCGCCCGTGCGAATAAGCCCGATTACGGGATAGCCCAGGTGTCTGCGGATCGATGTCTTTTGCGTCGCCGTCAGCGGCATGGGCTTTCCCCTTTGCGGGTCAGCCCGCCTTGCGTCCGGTACTCTGCGGCAGCGGCTGCGGGGCGAACACGTGCTGGCAGTGCGGACAGCAGGTCAGGCCGTGCGCGGCGTTCTGGGGCGCGATAGGCGCCCCGGCCTCAAGTAGCTGGCCGATCATGCGATAGTCCGTCAGCACCGCGCCGCGTTTCAGCACCGCCATGACGTTGTCGATTTGCGGCCGGCAGTCGGCCATGACGACGTAGGGGCCGTCGCCGCGCACCGGCGGCGGCTCTGGCGGCGGCGCTGTAAGGACCCGCGGGGCCGTCTGTTCCGTAGCTTTGCCAACCGACGGAGACGGCGCGTCGCCCTTGCTGGGGTTGTCGACGCGCATCTGGACGGCCCCGCAGGAGGGGCATTCCTTGACCTTGTAGTGCACCGGGTGGTCGCAGTCGGGCGCCGTGCACTTGCGATAGCCGACCTTGAACGCGCGCGCTGCGGTCATAGAATTGGCATCCCCTGATCGACCATGGCCGTGACGACGTCGTAGCCCAGCACATAGGGTTGGCCGTAAAAGAACGCCTGCACCTGGGAATTGCCCAGAGCGAATTCAAAGTTGTTCGCCGCGATGATCGGCCCCGTGCCGCCCGACAAGGTGCCCGACGTCGTGCTGCCGGTGCCGCCGCCCATGTGGCCGTTCGACGGCGTGAACGTGCACGTCTCGGTGCCGCCACCGGTTTCCGTGATCGTCGCGGACACAACGGTCGAATTGCCGATGACGCCGGGCTCGGTGATGGTGATGACGCCCGCCATGTTCGACGCCCGAATATTCGCCGCCGACAGTGTCGTATCGGCATTGATAAGGGCGACCAGCCCCGCGGCAATCGTCGTCGCGCTGTCCGCGCCGACCAGCGTGTAAGTCTTGGTGACTGGCAGGCCCGACACGCCCGCATTGGTGAACGTCAGGGCCACGGTATCGGTGGCCGCCGGCGCCGACGACACGATGGTCGCGATGACGCTGGCGTTCGTGTTGCTGAACGTAATGGTTTCGGTCGCCCCCGTGCTCAGCACCGACGTCGTGGTCGGCGCCGTGGTCACGGTGATGGTCTCGCTACCCGTCGTCACCGACTCTGTCAGCCGCATTTGACCGATGTTCGGGCCAAGCGTGAACGAAATGGTGCTGGACGTGACGCTGGCCTCGATAGCGGCGTCTTGCAGCGCGGGCGTGCTATTGACCGCCGCGCCCAAGGCGGCAGCAATGGTCGCGGTCGTATCGCCCGCCACTGTCGTATAGCTGACGGTCACGGGCGAGCCCGGAATGCCGGCGCCGGTAAAAATCAGGTTCAGCACGTCGCCGCCGCCGGCAGCAACGGTCCCGCCGATAACCGCAGTCAGCGGATTGGAATTCACCCAGGTCGACACGACGACAGGTTCGTCGGCCGCTGGGATGACCAGCGTAATGACGCCGGCCACGTTCGACGCCGTGATGCCCGCGGCAACGAGCGCCGCATTAGCGCCAATGGCCGTCACCAAATTGCCGGCAATCGTCGTCGCCGACTGCGACGTGGTGACTGCCTGGGTAATGGCGACAGAGCCGCCCGGCAGATTCGGGCTGGTGAACAGCGCCGTGATCTGGTCGCCGGTCAACGCGGTGCCGGCAATCGTGATCTTGACCGCGGCCTCGCTCGGCGCCGTTAGGACACTGAAATTGCCCACCGGGCCCGCTTGGCGGAACGTGATAACGCCGTCCAGGACGTCGGTGCGCAGACCGACATTCGCCGCTGCCGGATCGTCGTCGAACAGGGATGCCAGTTCCTCGGCAATATCGTTCAACGTGTCGCCGGCCTGCACCGTGTATGTGTGCGAAATGAAGCCGGACGGAAACACTGGGTTGCTGGCCTCGATGGTCAGGATATCAGCGGCCGTCACCGTCCCGCCGATAGTCGCCGTGCACGTCGCTTCCCCGCGCGGATTGGCGTTCAGAAAGCCAAGGGGCGACGCCAAGCCAAGCGCGCCAGCGCCGGACCCGTTCGGGTCGGTCTGGGCATTCGACGAATAGTTCGGCTTGTCGAAATTCGGCAACAGCGTCGGGTTGCGCGGGTCGAATACGCCGGGCGTACCCTGGGGCGGGATGACAGTGTCGACCATGGCGTCGTTACCCTCGTTTCGCCGTTACCGCGACGGCCGCAGCGTGCCGCGGCCTACCGGTGTCATTTTTCTGCCCATGCGCTTGCGCACCGCAGCCCGCGCCATGCCCTGCTCGCCCGACGTCTTTCGGTCCCAGCCCGGCACGAAACAGTCGTCGCCGCCCGGGTCCGAAAACACCGCCTTGACGGTCTGGGTGAACTTGCCGCCGACTGTCTTTACCGTGGCCATGTCAAGCATTCCGGTTCTTTTGACGGATTGGCCAACCCGCTAATTTAGCCGCCTCCGTAGCGGCGCATCGGGTCGACGTACTTGCGCGCGCTGCGTTCGCCGCCCTGGTTGCGGTCGGCGCCAGGCGCATCCGACACCTTGCCGTCGCCCGGCACGGTCATGGACACGCCCGCGGTCTGGCCGGTGACGGAGATTTCCTCCATGCCGCGGCCTTTGGCGCGCTGGCCAGCCAGGGACTTGGAAATGGAACGTGAAGGCGGCTTCATCGGCGACTCCTTTTCAGTGCAGCAGCGCCCGCTGGCGGATTTCCGCCGCCTGGTCGGGCGCGAATTCTTCTAGCGTCTTGTCGCCCTTGCTGGCGTTACAGGGCAAACAAGCCGGAACGATGTTCCCGACCTCGTTCTTGCCCTTCCGCGACAGCGGCGTCAAATGTTCCATCGTCAGCCTTGTCTCGGCCCCGCAGTACGCGCAGGAATGCTCGAATTCCTTGAGCAGCGCCAGCCAGTCGGCGCGCGTGAATTCGCCTTCCATTTCCAGCGACCGGACGATTACGCCGTCCTTGTAGGTCTCTGCCTTCACCCGCGCCGCCTTGAGGCGCCAGCGGTCGCGCAGCACGGCGCGGACGTGCGGCTTTTGATTGTGCTGCCGTTCCCATTCCTTGTAGGCGGCCGTGCGGCGACGGGCGCTCATGCGTGCATTCACAGTCACTGAATTTGCACGCGCGTATTTTTTAGCGCGCTTCGCCACTTTGGCCCTATTGCACTCGACGCAATAAGAACCGATGCCGTGCGCGCGGCGCTTATCCGGCGCAAAACAGGAAAAATCCTTCACTTCCTTGCAGGACGAACAGCGTTTCATGCCTTCCGGCAATGCTACGGCCGCGAGTTTTGCTGCCGTCTCGGCGCGCTTTTTGGCCGCGTAACGCTTGGCGGTAGCGACGGCTTTGTCGGGGTTTTTGGCTCGCCACGCCGCTGCATTTTTTCTAGTCCGCTCGCGAAGCCCCGCTGGATTTGCAGCCTTAGCCCGTCTGTGCTTTTCGGCATGGCACGCCTTGCAATAGGGGTCGTACCCGTCAGCGCGTTTGACGGCCGGATAGAAATGCTCGGCCGCGAGTTTCGACTCGCGACATTTAGCGCATTTCTTGAGGCCGTCAGCGTCAATCATGGCGCACCTTGATAGCACGTTATCCAGCGGTTTCAATAACGAGGCTCCGCTTGAACAACGCGTTGGAAGCCGTTGGAATTATGGAGGTAGTACTCGTAATGTCCGTCGGGACCGCGTAATCTCCGATCCAAGTCCAAGACAGCGACGTGACCTGGGACAAGCGGTCCAAGGGCGGGCGCAGGATTTGCGCCACGTTGTTCACCAGGAACACGTCGGCAATCGGATTGAGTCCTTCGCGCTGCAACCAGGATTCGAGGCCCTCGAAATTGCCTTGGATGATGGACTCGGCACCCATGATGATCGGGCGGCGGGTGCGCACGACGTTCGCCGACGGGCTGGTCGCGGTGCTGGCTTGGCCGTAGGTCGTGCCGTTGTACTGCTGCAACGCCGGCTGGACATAGGCTTCCGTCGTCGGGATATAGGTCACGCCCAGCAGCCGAATCACGTCGCCGTCGCGGAATTCGCCGCTGTCGTTGCGGCCGGCGAACAGGACTTTGAAATCCTGGTCGGCCCAAAGCTGGCGCATGGACGTATTGTCCAGGATGCAGTGGTAGGTCCCGTCCTCCATGGGCGGCACGCCGTTGTCGCGCAGGTAGGCGACTGCATCTTCGACCAGCCCCATGGTCAGCACGTCCGACCCGGACAGTTGCGCCGTGGTCAGTTTGCCGAACGGGCGCAGGATTTTCGGGGCGTTCAGCGCGATAAGCGCGTCGCCATTGACCGGGGTCGTGGCGGCACTGAACGTCAGCGTGCCGCTGGTGCCGTCCGGGCGCGAGCTATGGTTCGTCACGTCGGCGGTCGCTGCCGTCACGGTCAGCGTCTGGTTGACGCCGGCCGACGTGATCGCGGTTTCGACGACCGTAATCGGGTTGCCGCTGGAAATGCCGGTCGGCACGCCATTGACCAGGACCGTCGTAAAGCCGCTGATATCGTCGACATGGCAGGTCGTGGTGCTGCCGGCGCCCAGGTCGGTGCGCACGCGGCTGTTGCCGCCCAGATACGCAAAGAACAGCTTCATGCGCGCAATCCGCTCCATGGACTGCGCCGCCTGCACGCCGTTGTTGCGGCTGTTGCCGATAAGCTGGTCGGCGATGCCGGCCAGTTCCTGAATCATGTTGGTGTCAACGGTGTCGGCGTATTCCTGCATGGTGAAGGAATACTGCTCGACGCTGAACGTCGACGGCGACAGGCCATTGTCCAGGCCGGTGTTATTGGCCGGATTGAGCGGCTCAGTGACCGGGGTTTTGCGCGACTTGCGCGTCCGGGTCAGGGTTTCACCAATGCGCGCGGGGACGGTTTCCTCGGCGGCGGCCCGGCGATAGGCCAGGACCGAGTCGAGCCCTTCCTCCAATTCGCGTTCCAAAAAGCCCTGCTGCAAGATGGCGGCAAGTGCGGCGGGGAAATTGGTGAACGAGCCCATGGCGATATCGCTCCGTGCAAACGGGGGTCCGGTGTAGGGTCAGCGGACGCCTGCGCGCCTGGCGCGGCGTGTATATTTCGGGCTTTGGTATTTCCGGGGCGGCGTCTAGCCGGCCTGACCGTCGGGCGGGGTCCCTGCCCCTATATGCTGGGCTTGTTGTCGGGGGCGCCCGTCCCCGCGCTTTCCGTGTTGGCCGGGCCAGCCGTTGCCAACGCGGTCTGCGTTCCTGCTGCCGTTATGTCGCAGAATTACTCCGAACGCAAGCGGTAGGGGCTATGCCACCATGCGGTTCATATGGATGGTGGAGCAAAAACAGGAATAAACGGTCATTTTTGACGGTCGGCGGCCATTCGGCGACACAGCCCGCGTCAACGCCGCGCGCGATATCGACCGGCGACAATTCAGCCAAATCCCGTTCCCTGATTCGCAGTTCTTTTCGCACGTCGGGGCAATTGAACCTCAGTTAACCGGCATATCGGCGGATGTAGTATTCGCCCCAGCATCCTTGCCAATCGACGCGGCGCCCGTACTTGCGTTTCAGTTTGGTCATTTCGGGTAGGTTGTCGCCGCGGAGATCGTCCCAAATGTCATGCCACGCGGCGCCATAACGGATGCCTTTCGGTGGCTGCCATTCAAAGGCATCGGCCTGGATAATCTCAACGCGTTTATCCGCTTGATAGTGAGGTCCAGCCAAAGCGATTACATCCGCGTCTTTCTCGATGACAGTCACGCGCCGAACGCTAACGCGTTTCAATACCGCGGCAAGCACCATGCCGATACCGAGTCCGTTGAGCAGAACATGATCCTTGGCATTACAGACGATGGAATAGTGATCGCGCATTTCATCCGGTGTATCGCTCATGATGATGCCGCGTTTGGCGTGTCGTAGCCGGGTATAGATGCCGGGAGAGATAACGCCGCGTCCGTGTTGCATGGCGCTGATAGTGCCCATCATGGCATCATGCTTCGTGACCTCGAAACGCTCGATGGCCCAATCGCCGCACTTGCCTTCCGGGACCGTTACTTGCTCAATGATGCTCATGATTTTCCCGACATTGCAGAAGCCAGCCGGCGCCGCGGCGACGCATTCCTGGTTTTGGCGTCCTTGGGCAGCACCATAGCCGCACTCGACCCCGGCGCGATATCAACGCGCAGTATAGCCAAATTCAATTTGGAACGCACGCCGGCCGGGAATGACGGGCTGGTCTGCTGGCTTTTGTGCATGGCCACGATGACGGCGAACACGACTGGCGCGCGCGGGTCGCGGCCGGCGTGCAGCCGGGCATACCAGTCCACAACGTCGTTCGCGCCCTTGTTCTGGTTGCAGCGGTAGCAGCATACGACGCGATTGAGGCCGTCGAAATCGCCCAGCGTCCAGCCCTTTGCCCGGGGGAAAGCGTGATCGCGCGTCGCGGCCGTCCGTTCGGCTGTCGTGTTCCACATGGGCGGCGCGGTCATCGGCGCGCCGCAATAGCCGCACGGCTTGCCGACGAATTCCGCCAGCGGCGTGGCTTTCTTTTCGGCTTGGCGCGTGGTGATGATTCGCCCGCTACGTTCCGGCGGCCGCGGCGGTTGCAGATCGCCTAGGTTGGCCCACTTTTTGCCGTTGGGATTATTGAATTGTGGGGCCCAGACCATGAAAAGTGACCAGCGCCATTCGGGGTTTACGCTTCAAGCCGCGTGTATTGACCATTGGGGCGGCTCGTCTTGGTCAGTCCGCGAACCCCTCCCGGATATCGCCCCGGGCCAAGGCATTTTGGCTGGCGCTGGTCGACACCCATTGGCATCGCCGTAGGGTGTTCGTGAATTTGGTGGGCCCGGCCGTGGTTTCCCCCGGCGACGCCTGCCGACATTTGACCCGTTCGATTCGCTCGCGCTTCATTCGACGGATGCCGGCCCGCTACAGGCCCTTAGAATTCCCCCGGGGCACCGCCAAGCGTCCCGGGGGTCGAATTCGGAAGGACATTCCGATTGATCGCGTAGGCCGCCGATAATGCAGCGCCGCGCGGAAATGTCAACGGAGGCTGGCGAGCGCAGCCTTCTTGGCATCGCCATAGGCGGCTTTGCCAGCGCGATCTTTCGGCAGGGTGCGCACGTCGGCGCCGGCCGGCGGGGTAGCACCTGGCGCCGGCTGGGGCGGCGCTGGACTGCCGCTGGTACGGACGGCGACGGTTTCGCCGGCACGTGCTGGCGCTGCCGCCTGGAAATATTCCGGCTTTTTCGTCTTGAACGCCGTCACGGCGGCCTCGACGCCGGTCACGTTGCCGTCGTCGTCAATGGCGACGCCGGCGCGGTCGATAAGCAGCAGCAGGTCCGGGTCGCGCAAGCCGGCCGCCACAGCCGCCGCCTTCAATTCAGCGTCAACGGCACGTTGCTTGATTTTGTTCGCCCGAGTTTCGCCTTCTGTGCGCGCGGTCTGTTCGCGACGGTCGGCGTCGGCGCGCAACGTCGCCAGTTCGTTTTGCAGCGCAGCCGCCCGCGATTCGGCTTCCCGCTTGCCGACACGGCGAACAGCGGCCTCGGCCCGCACTTCAGCCAAGATGCCTTCAAGCTGCTGGGCGCGTTCGGTGTCCGACTGCCCAGGGGCGCGCGCTGGTGTGGGCTGCAGTTCCGCGTCGGCGGCCGGTGGCCGGTTATTGTTGCCACCACCCGGCTGGTCCGCCGGCGGGTCATCGAAGCAAATGAACGGATTGGCAGGCACGCGGAAACCGCGCAGACCCCGCGCGGCAAGGATATCTGCAAGCAACATGGTTTATTCCCTCGGTTGGCAGACTTTCAAGCGGCAGCGGCCAGGGCTGCGGTGATATTCGCGCCCGTGCCGGTCAGTGTTCCGATTCTGGTTTTGATGTAGCCCACAGGCATGGACGATGTGTAATTCGTCAGCCCCAGCGCCGTGATGCTCGTCCCGTTCAGCTTTTCGCCGTCGGCGCCGACGGCCACGGTCAGCGTTTCGGTGGCGCCCCCGGATTTCGACGTCGTCAGGATGGTGGTCGACCCGACAGGCGGCGACCCTTCCTCGGTATTTATCGCGAACCCCGGCAGGCTGGGCCATAGGATTGTGACCACGGCTGCGGCGGACGTAGCTCGGAAGCCCAGGACGGCCAGATTCTGGTCGGCGTTCACGCCAGCCGCCAAGGCCGCCGCAATCGCCGTTGTGCTTTCGCCGCCCGACGTGGTTAGCGTCACGGTTTCGCTGCCGTTCGGCAGTAGTGGGTTGGTAAAAATCAGGTTCAGCATGTCGCCGTCGGTTTCCGAGCCGCCGACGGTGACGGTGTATGTGTTCAGCGGATTGAACTGATTCGTGGCCCAGATATCGAGCGCCAGGGTCGATATTGACCCGGACAGTTCGATTGACGCCGCCTTGGCGAATTTGACCGGAACCCACAGCCCCTCATAGGGCAGATTGGCCGCTACGATGCTGTCGGCCAGCAGGGCTGCAATGGCGAACGGGGACGCGAATGGGCCGGCGGTGTATTGGACAAGCTGGTCGACCATTGGCGCGTTGCCCCTTTAACGATTTCCCAACGGGCTTATTACGCCTGTGTCTCGATAATCGCAAGGACTTGGTCCTGGGCGATCATTTCGCCCAGCTTGACGTGAAGGCGGACGACGCCGGCCGCGGGCGCGGTAACGGGCCAGAGCATTTTCATGCACTCGATTTCGGCGATTGTTTCGTCGCGGGCGACCGTGGCGCCGTCGTCGACGTGCACGACCGAGACGGTGCCGGGGATGGCGGCGCGGATTTCGATGGTCAAGCGCCAGTCGCCACGCCGATTTTTCGGCCGTTGGCGTCGGTGATGTAGGTGTGGAATCCGTTCGTCCCGTTGCCCACGTCAACGGTCTGGTATGGGCCTGGGGCGGCTTTTCCTGTCATTGTCGTTGGCTCCATCCTTGTAGCCGGTTGGCGTCTTGCGATCAAGCCTTAAAGCGTACAGGTCCGCATTTTTTGCCCCGCAGCGCCTGATAACCCCGAATTTCCTTGAAAACGAAAGCCAATGCGCCGGCGAATCGCTGGTCGACCATGCCGACATTGCCAGGAAGTGGCGCGTCAGGAAAATCCGGCGCCGCATGGTGCCGATAATCGTACCCGATGGCCGGCAATAGCCGGTTATCCTCGCGGATTTGAATTAGGCGCCCTTGCTGTTCGGCGTGATTGCGCGACCACGATTCCGCAACGCACCGCTTGCAGCGATTCCCGTGGCCGTCGACCTTGTTGGCCTTGTTCCGATGAAATTGCGACAGCGGCTTGGTTTTTCCGCAACCGCTGCATTTTTTGGTCGGCTCGGCCGCTATATGCGGCTTAGGGGATTCGCCCATGGCTATTCACCGAATTTCCGCCTTTCCGTCGTCGATTGAATCGCCCAGTATGTCGCGGCCCTTTTCGATGGCCAGTAATGCGCATTCCAAGCCCGCGCAGAAACCATTGGCGAAATTGTAATCGGCGACGGCCTTTTCGTGCTTGCGTCGCAGCCATTCCAACCGAACGGCGGGGATAAAATCGGCCCTGGTCGTGTCGACTACGACCGCTGGTCTTTTAGACGAGGTCGCCGGTTTCTTCACGCCAATTCACCGTTAAATTCGCCCCAGCGTCCAAACTTGCCACCTCAACGATTAGCCCGTCAAGGGCGCCTGCGGAGAGCCAGAACGATCCCGTGAAGCAACTTGGCTGCTCGAACAGCGGCCGTTCCTGGCCGTCTGACACCCGAATGCGCCCCCAAGCCCCGGACGACACGATCTGCACGCTGTATAGCTCGCAGTCACGGCGCGACAGGCGCCAGCGGCCCACGCGGTCGACTTTCAGCGACCGCATGTTCGACCCCGGCGCGCACGGGGCGTAGAGGTCGATTGGCGCTGTGGTCACGATGTTGCGCACATGACGATAGCAAACGCGACTGCGAAAGCGATTACCATCCAAATATCAGGCACCACCGCCCTCCGTCTTTTGTCGCTTGGCGATATCGTCCAGGACGCGCTGCGGCACCGGCATCCACACGATTGAAGCTATCGCGCAGGCCGAGTCGTGGCCGCCCGCCGCGCGAATCGTCAGCCCGTGCAGAAAGCCCGCGTCCAGCATCCACGAACCCATGACCACGGGGCTGGCGCTGTATAGGGGTCTGCCGCGGCGCTGGGCGTATGCCTTGCAGGCGTTTTCATAGCCGCCCGTCCAAGGGCCGCCTTGAGGACCACCCGAGCGCAGATATTCGGTCGGGTCCGGCATATCCTGGTCGCCGAAGAACCCCCGCTCGTCCGGCACGCCGTCGATAGCCTCCAAGGCGCCGGACCCCGCGTGCGTGCACGCAATCGTCCGCAGCACGCCAGGGCCGCGCTGTAGGACGAAAATGCCCTTTTCGCGAAGGAGCCAGCAGATTCCACCGATTGGCGGCGTCGGCAGGTCGATATAGGTCACGGCGCCGGCAACGCGGACGGCGGCAACGGGGGCGTTCATGCGTTCACCTTCGCCTATTTCGGTGGCCAATAGCCGCATAAGGCCATTTTGATATACTCGACAATTCGGTCGCGATATTCCGCGTCCGGCTCGATCCGGCGCGGTGCCTTGTAAATTGCGCCGAGCTTATCCAGGTTTTCGCCGATTGCTACGAACGCCGCCGCCATATCTTCGACCGGGTGCGGTTTTGCGTCGGCCTGCGACTGTTCTTGCCACGGGATCGGAAGCCAGATGCTGCCGGCAATGCCTACCCACTGCTGTTGCAACGCGTGATCGCGATATTCCAGGCGTGGCGTCGGACGGGCATCGGGCCCAATCATGCCGACGGCCGATTGCCGCAAATCCTCGTAGGTCAATTTAATCGTCATGCGTTCACCCTGGCGCGGCAAAGAGAGGCCCTTTGCCATTGTCGCGGCGCCCGGTTTTCACCCAGTGGCCGCTTTTACGCAATGTGAATTTTTCGGCGGTTTTGGTCAAATAGGCAACCGTCCCGCTGCGCACGCGGCCAACGATGCACTGACGAAATCGCCATGTCGTGCAGCCGCGAACCATAACGCGGATGCTGACCGCTACCGTATCGCCCGCGACAAGTGGCATTTAGGCATTCACCCTAACCGGCGCCCCGACGTGCATGGGCGCCGCGTGGCCGGCAGCACCGCCGGGCTGGTTGGCGGGCGCATTGTCGCCAACGATATCGGGCTCGTCAATGGAGAGCGGCGCGGGAACCGGAGGCGTCGGCTCGTCCGGCGACGTCGGGCTGTCGTCGACGCGTTCCGCCTGTTCGGCGCTTTCGGTTTCCAGCATGGCAAGGTCCAGGTTCAGCGAAATATAGGCGCGCGCTTGGTCCATGGTTATCAGTTGCTCGTCCTCTGTCGGCTGCGTCGGCGGCACTTCCGGTGTGCCGGGCGTGGCGGGGCTGTTTTCGCCCGCCGGCTTGCCGGGTTTTGCAGGCTGACCCGGCGCGGTCTTTTTCAGCGGGTCCAGCATAAGCTGGAACGCCTGCGCCAGCGCCAGAACCTCGTCCGGCGTCGGCTGCGCCAGCCGCGGCCACTGCATGGTCAGCGCGCCGGCGTCCTTGTCCGATAGCGTCTTGGTGGCGGCTGCCAGCTTGCGCAGCAGCGGCAGCGCGCCGTCGTCGCCATACTGGCCGCGCAGGTCCATAATCAGGTCGTCGCTGTCCTGGTCCAGATATTCCATGGCGCGCCCAGACAGCGGCGCCTTCATCTTGTCGGGGTCCTTGCGGCTGGCCGATATTTGCTCAAGGGCGAAATTGCGCAAGCGGTCGATATATTCCAGGGCCGCTTTGCTGCCCTGCCCGTTCATTTCCAATAGTTTGGCATCGCCCGGGCTATAGGTTTGCTCGTCCTCCTTGTAGCCCCCGCGCATAGCCAAGTGTGTGACCGGGCTGCGGGTAAAGCCGTCTGCGTTCAGCACTTGGCCAATCGTGACCAATTGCGGCGCCGAATTATACCGGATGCCGCGCCCGGTCTGCGACAGCGTGTAATCCAGTTCGATACTGTTGGGGATAGCGTCGGCGAACGTGCACGCGCCGTCCGGCGCACAGCCGCCGGACAGGTTGACGAACCAATGGCCGGGGACAAACCCGAATCCGTGGTCGTGGGACATTTCGGGCCACGCGGTTAATTCTTTCGGCCCCTTGCCGTCGACGTTCGTAAAGCCGTCGACCGGATTCCAGTCGTCCTTTTTCACCGGCTTGTAGGTGATTTCCTTGTCGGGCAAATAATCGCGGATAAACCAATATATCGCCGACGCCTCAACGTCGGACGCGCTGGCGCCGAGCGCGATGAAATCCGCCCCCGTGCACGTGTAATTAATCCGCAACTGGGCTAGATCGCCGAACTGATCAAATGACGGCTTGCAATATTGCGCCCGCCATATCTGGAACGCGGCCTGCTGGTTTTCCCCGGCCTTGCGCACGCGGAACGTGACCGCCACAGACCCCACCGACCCGTTCAGCACCGCGTTAGACATGGTCTGCACGAAACGCGCCTGGCGCAGCACCTTGGCCAGCGGGGCCAGCACCGTCGACGTGGCTGCCTCGTCCAGTTTTAATTTCGGCCTATGCCGGCCGGCGAACAGCTTGCGCGCCGACCAGCGCGCGACCATCCGGGGCAGGCGGAACTGCGCTGACGGCCGGCGCTCGGCCAGCGGAATAATCCGCGCGTTCGGGCCGCCGTTGGGGTCGGTTTCGTCGTAGAACGCATATTTCAGGTGGTCGTAGAATGTGCCGTCTAGCAGGCGGCAGCACAGGTCCAGATTGACATAACGCGGGTCTTTCTTGGCCCAGTGCGGGAACGTGACCATGTCGCCGATTTTTTTGAACATGGCCCGCTATTCCCCGCGCTGGCGCGCCTGCTGGCGCGCGGTTTCGGCTGCTGCGTTGGCCAGCATTTCCTGCAAGGCCCGCTTGCCCGACGACCCGGGGACGTAGTCCTGCGGTCCTAGGCCGGCGAATCGGTCTGGGGCTTCAATAGCACGTTCGGCTTGGCGCGCGCGGGCGGCTACCGACGGCTCGGCAATCTGTCGCGTCAGAACCGGGCGCGCTGGGGTAGCCGCAACCGCCTGTGGGCGTTTAGGCATCGGCGGCCGGATAGGTGCCGACGGTCGCATAGCCGCTTCCAGGGCCGCCACAATGCGGGCAAACGCGTCGTCGTCAAACCACCGCGCCCAATGGGCGAATTTTATTCCCCGGTATGTATTCTCGTAAGGCTTAAAAACCTGATTCAGCGACGTGGTGAACCATGTCCATTGTCGACTTTCCGGCGCTTTGACACCGACTAAGCGCCCCAGCAACGCACGGCTTTCCTTTTCGCCCACTATCGGTGGCCAGAATTTTGCCAACGCATGGGCTGCATAATGGCGAGCGCGCAAGCCGTGAACGCCGTCCATAACCTCGATAGGGTCCTCGCCGGTTTCCCGGCACGCCGCCACGATTGCCGTGGCTACCTGGTCAGCGGTGGGGAATCGGTCGGCCATGGCGGTCAAAATACATGCGGCAGGGGAAATTGTCAGCCGCCGATGAAAACATTGCGCGCGCACCTAGCGGCCGACCACATGGTTGAACAGACCTGCATATCCGGGCGCTTTTCGCAGGCGCAGCCGGTAGCCCGATAGACGCTTTTGCAAATCGCGAAGGCCGCGCGTTTAAGCACAGGATCGGCCAACTGCGCGGCGAATTGTTCTTCATGCTCGGCTTGGCGTTCGACCTTGCGGTCGGCGGCGCGCAAGCGGCGCGCGTCCTTGCGTCTTTCAGCCGCCGTCGTCATCTTCGGCATCGTGCCAGAGTTTGGCCGCGAAAAGGCCAAGGGCAAATCCGGTCAGCAGGTCGGGCACGCCGGCGTAGTACAGGACAATCCAGCCGCCGAGGCACGTGGCGCCGATGCCAAGCACGAGCTTGGTGCGCGGGCTGTCGGGCGGCACGGTTATCCGGGTCCAGTAGCCCATTTAGATGTGCCGCCCATTTACGGCGTAAGGCGCGCCACGGCCCGGGAACGGTGCCGTGGTCTTTCCCTTGTGTTCGCCGACCAGGATAGTGACCACGCGGTAATTGCTGGCGTAAACCTCAGACCGGATCATGCCCTTGGCCCACATGCGTTGCATGGCGCCGGATTCAATCGGCCCGTTCGGGTGCGACATGGGGCAGCGTTCGCCGGCCATAGCTGCGGCAGTCAATAGGTGGAAATTTCGGTTAAGCCGCTCGGCCGTCCATTCCGGGAAATTCGTCATAACCTGCCCGTCCATTTCCCGCGGATTTGCATGTCGAACCGGATAGCGGCGTCCAGGGCAACGTCGATGAGGGTTTCGGGCGCCAGTTCGTCGTCGCCTGACCGGAATAGATCAAGATAGGCGCGCTTGTAGGCATAAGCCGCAGCCAACGCCAAGGGCATAGCGCCACCGCGGGCGAATAATTCGCCGGCTGGCTTTTCCGTGTAGGACGTCGTGCCGTCAACGTCCCAAATGCGTCCAGCCGTGGCTAGGATGCCGCTGGACTGCCAGTTCGGGCAGGCGTTGCCGCTATACACAGGCTGGAATTTATATTCCTCGAATAGATTGCGCAGTTCTTCGGTAAAAGCCGCTGGCGGACAAACGGCCGCCGACAGTCCGTCGAAAAGGCGAGGCGAGTTTTCAGCGATCATTGTTGCCGCCAAGTCATCGCCGACCATGCCGAACGCCCAGCCGTTGAAAATGGTCCACTTACTGCCGACGTCGGACGGGTAAAGGCTGTTGCCCATATTTGAGATGCCGGTCGTGTCGCTGCCCAGCCAGGTCGATTTGCCGTCGGTGTACGCGCAGATGATCGTCATTCGCTCCACTCCTCTAGCTCGATCTGAGACAATAAATCGTCAATTGCCTCTCGTTCGGTCGCGCCATGGCCGATGGCATGCCCCGGCTCATAATTGTCAAGCCACGCCTCCCAATCGAAGCTGCGCGGCGGGATAGGCTTTTTCCAGAACGTCGTTTTGATATCCAAGGTGAGGACGGCCATCACGCTTCCTCGATTCGGTTGACGTCGATCACGTCCTGCCGCCCGTCGGGATATCGGACCAGATACGTGTTCCCGAACTGCGGCGTGGCCATGATAACCACAGCCGGCACGGTTTGCCTATCGCTGGGCTTGGAGTACCAGCCGACGACGCGGCGGACCTCCACCGGCTGGTCCTTGGTGAAAACCTTGGGCTTGGGGATTTGATGGCCGCCGGGCATTTTCTACTGATTAACCGCCGGCCGGTGGGCCGACATGCGAAACGAGTACCGCGCGATCATAGTTGTCGTCGGTGAGTTGGCTGACAAAGTAGTAGCCTTTGCCTTCGCAGACTGCACAAGCGTACTCGCACTGATCACAGCCGCTTTCAGCATCCTCGCAGCAACCGTCGATGCAATCGAAGTGCACACCCTCGCCGCCGCAGTCGTAACATTCGACAGACCATAGGGGCATTTCGATCTCCCTGCTTTGGACGGGTCAGCGCCCGGATTAGTTCGTCTTGTCGCGCGCGCCGCGCATTTGCCGCAGCACGAATTCCGATATTCCCGCCTCGCTGGTCGCCTTGATCGTGGCCCAGGTCATTTCGATTTTCAGGAATTTATCGTCCATGGCAACGCCGAACGTGACGCTTGGCGTCGTGCGGGCTTCGGCCAGCTTGCCGCCGAGCGGACTTTCGCCGACGGGGTTTTCGCCGCGTTCGGCCGCTTTCAATGCCTTGGCCACGATATCGGCCTGGGCTTTCAGCACGCGCAGTGGGGATTGCGACGTGGTCATGCTGTCCCCGGGACGCGCCGTTCGTAAGCGTGCTTGCACTGGACGCTGCAAAACGGCAGCCAGACCCCGGCGACGCGGAAATGCCCCAGCGGGTGGCCCAGCCGCGGCGGCTTATCGCACTGTGTGCAACGCTCGCCTTCGACCGGCGCCGCGGCTTCCCTGGTCATGTCCCCACCTTGCTGCCGTCGGCCCAGGTGAATTCGCCGTCGGCGCCGACCGGGAAATGCTTGCCGCACCCGACGCAAAACGTGCCGCTGTAGAATGCCGGGTCGCGGGCATAGGTTTCGGCCAGCGACTGGCCCATGGTCGTGGCCACCCCGCATTTGCCGTGCACATAGGTCCGACGCACCGGGCGGACAAAGCCGCGGGCGCGTTCGGCGTCCGACAGCACCACATAGCCTTTCTGCTGGCCGTTGGGCTTTAGTTCGCGGTGGCTGCCGTCAGCGGGCACCGCTTCGCCGTCGGTCAGCGTCTGCTGGGTGCGGTCGACCGGCGGAGGCGGGGTTGGCGTCGGCGTGGCGCCGACCGCGTGCATGATGCCGTCGATGATTGATTTAATCGACATGGCGGTCCTCCCAAAACCACAGGGCCGTGCGCTGGCGCGCCAGCATGTCGCGGATTAGCTGGCTCAGTGCATTGTCCTGGGCGATTGCGTGCCGCTCCATTTCGTCACGCGTCATCGGGTCGGGCCCGAATCGTATCGGACCCAGTCGGCGACTGCGCGGCTGCGATTCGGGAAATTCCGGCGACGCGCCAAATCGTTCGGGAAATTCCGGCGACAGCATTGCGCGCATGGGTCACCTTTGGAATATCGGCAGCGACGCCGGGCTGCCGGTGTCGTCCTGCATTGTCCGGGGCGCTTTCAGCAGCCGCGCATACGCCCCGCTGGTCGCATCGCCGCGGTCGTTCGGCTTCGCGGGAAACTGACATAGCTCGTCGAGATACGGCATAATCCAGGCGCCTTCCTCAGGCGTTTCACCTTCGACGATAATCACGTTACCAATTTCCGCCTGCGATGCAAACGGAGTAGCGCGCGTCGGCTTGTCGCCAGTCTCTGGCGTGAAATGCACGTCGTAGCCGGCCAAGGCCGTCCCTAGGCCGCGCTTTTGCACTTTTCCGGCTTGGCCCGGGTCCTGCGGCAACGATACCTCGTAGCGCCCGAAATGCCGCGCGCACCATATCCGGTCGGCCGCGCATATGGTCAAAATCCACGGCTCGGCATTTTCAATGCGCTCGGCCCGACAATTGGCAATATAGATTTTGCCGTCCGTCTTGGGCCACGCCGAGCCCAGCAGCACGCCAGCGGTGCGCGCTGAATTCGATTGGCTGAATATTTCCTCGGTATCGGCCAAATCGAAATGGCGCACCCAGCGCAGACCTGACGGCGGCACGCGCACCCGCTTTAGGAACCATGGCAGCTTGAACATGCCGCCGCCCCGCGGCGTCGGTTCCTGCTGATGTTGTCCGCTGACTGCGTATGGGGTCATCTCCTTTTCGAGCGCGTCGACTACGGCGGGCGGGAAGCGTTCGGGGAATAGCAATTCGCCTTCGACTTGGCGCGGGTCGGAAAATATCGGGGTAATGCACCGCTTGGCGGCGATGAAGCGCATGGGCAGCACAAGCGCAACGTGCGGGATGCCTAATTCTTCCCAAAGCCCAGACGGGTCCTGTTTATGGACCCGCTGCATAATTAGGCCGATTGCCGACCGCACAGGGTCGTTAATCGACATGGGGACACGCTCGCGCATGATAAACCGCGCATGCTCGCGGTCGGCATCCGAATTTGCCTGCACGACGGACACGGGATCGTCAATTGTCAGCACGTCACCACGGCCGCCGGTCAGGCGGTCGAACGGCACGCCTTCGCGTGTACCCTTGGCCGCGTTCTCAAAGGACGTTTCGCCGAATCGGGTCAGCACGACGCGATTGTGGAATTCGCCTTCGGCATCCTTGCCCCATAGCCGCTGATACCAGGCCGACAGAATCAGGTCGCGCGTCTTGCGGGTATCGCGGCGCACCCAGTTTTCGGAATACGACGTCGACAAAAACCGGTGGTGCGCAAGGTTCGCTGGCCCCCACTCCCACGCATTCCACAAAACGGATACGCAGATACTTTTTGAAAACCCCGGAGGCACGTTCATCCGCAGCCGATTCGGCGCGCCCATGGCCATAAACGTGCCGTGGGTAATTGCCTCCAAGTGCTGGCATATTGCGCGGGTAACCCAGCCTTCGACGAATTGCGTCCGGGGCTCAAGGACGTGCCAGGCTTCGCGCACAAAGCCTATCAGCGTGCGGCAACGCTCACGAATTGCCGCTGCGTTCTTATCGAGGTCAAACCGCTCGCGCTGCTCAGCCCGGCGCTGCTGTTCCGCCTGGACCTTGGCCAGCAGGCGCCGCAGGTCCCCCGTCGTCCGCAGGCCCATGCTGTGAAGCTGGGCCAGGATCACTTTGCGCTGCGTCGGGGACAATGGGGCTGACAGTTCGGGCAAGGGCGGCAAGTCCGTCATCGGGCAACTCGCTCAAGTCCTGATCGAAGTCGTCATCGCGGCCGATATTCTTGACCGTGGCAAGGGCCGGGGTTTCGTATTTGACGATACGCCCGGCAGCGTCGTCCGCCAATTGCAGATGGCGCTCCATGTCGGCTTTTTCGGCTGGCGTATATTCCCGGATAATTTTTCCATCCGGCCCGGCAGCCTTTTTCTGGATTATGCTGACCTGCCACATATGGAAATTCATGCGCAGGCGCATGACCGATATCGCCTTTGGCGTTTTCTGCCCGCTGGCGTCCAGGCGGTCGCGGTCGTGATTCTGCTGTTCCAGGTCGGTGACCCGGCGCGCAAGGTCTGGTTTTAGGCGGGGGCCGGAACCCGGACGCGCACCGCCCCAGTCTGGGCTGTCGGCTGGCATGCTCCGCTTATAGCGCCGTTGGGCGTTATATTTCAAGGCGGTATGCGCGCGAACAATGGAAAGACAATGCCTTTGCATTGTCGACCGGTCGACAGATTGTCGGTCAAGCGGCTTGATCGACACTTTGTCGGTCGAGCGAATTTCGGGAATTAAAAAGGGGATTATTATTCCAGAAAATAGATCGCGGCCGAAAATGCGAAAATGGCCGCAAATCACGAATTGTTACACGTAACTCCCAACAATGCGCTGTGGAGAACCGGCTAAGTCATTGATGTAATGTTGGCAAATCAAAATCTGGAATATCGACTTTGCTATAATGCGGCTGTCGGCTGGAAATTGCCGACGAAATGCCAACCGGAGAATTACCCATGACAGACGACCTGGATATTCCAGAATTCCTAAAGCGGGGGCCTGCGGCCCCGCCGCAACCGGCAACGCCAAGAACACGCCGACGCGCCGCCATGCGCACTATCCCATACCCGCGTGGTGGCTATGCACGGCTACTGCGGCAGAACCGGCGGCCGGACAATATCAGCGAGGCGACTTGGCAAGCGTGTCGCGACTCGATTGCCGAGCGCGCGAACCGCATGGCGAAGCTACGCGAACTGCGGGGGTGGAAATGACCCGCCGCAAATATGCGACCGTCAACGGACGCTGGCCCGACACCATCCCGCCCTTGACTGGGCCCGAGGCCGTTACGGCCGCCAAGCGGCTATGGCGCACGGCGACCGGCAGCGCATGCCCATACCGCGTCGTGGTGACCACAGGCGCGCGTGTCGGCCGCTGGATTGTCCGCGGCGGCTTTGGCACGCGCTTGGTGCGCGACGACAAGGCGCGCGCCCTGGTGCTGATCGTAAACCCCAAAGCAGGCTGGCATGAATTCGTCCACAGCCTGTCGCACAAGGCGCACCGCAAGCTTCACCCGGGCATCCCGGACCACGACGACCTTGGCCGCCACGCGTTCGTTGAACGCTCGATGATTGACCACGTTGTCGGGTCCGGCTGGCTGGACGGGCGATTGAAGCGGCCCGAACGGCCGGCACCCAGCCGGGAGGATTTTGCCAAAAATGTCCGGGCTGAACGCGCCAAGCGTATCGATGCGGCAATTATCCGCTGGGAACGCAAGGCCAAGCGGGCCGAACGGGCGCTGCGTAAGCTGCGCCGACAGCGCCATGCAATTTCCCGCGCAATTTCAGCGTCCGGCAATTGTGCCGTTATTGCAATAGGTTAAATTCCCCGAAAATAATTCTCGGAAATATGCCGTTTTGGAGTTGACGGCATTTCCGAGAGGGCGCTTAATGCGCGTGCCACAGGGATATCGCATCCCGCCCCGAATAGGAGAAACGGCCATGTCATTCAAAGCCCCGCAAGACTGGACGCCCGGCCGCACCGTCAAGGTCGGCTTCCTGACGCTGACCGTCGTTGCCAAGGTCGCGACGCCCGGCAATTACCTGCCCGACCAGTACGCGCTGACGAACGGGCGTGGCGCGTTTTACCGATTTATTCCTCACAATGGCCTGACGCGCTGCGCGTCGCTGGCCGAGGCGAAGGAGTGGTGACATGGCAATCCGCCACGACGTTCTGCACTATTACCGCCTGTTCCGCGGCAATATGAAATGCACGGCTGAACAAGCCTATTGGTCAGCGCGCCGGCATATCCATTTCCGGCAACGATTAGCCAAGATGGTCAAGCCGTCGCGCGGCGCCGCAAGCGCCGCGCATAGAAGCCCATGGGGGCATTCCGCCCCGCCCGAAAAGGAGTCTACCATGCTCGCATATAGGACGAACCCGACCATGCCGAAGAAACCGCACCAAGCCGACGCTACCGACCGCGTTGATATTGAGTCGGCGCCGCTCCATCAACCTTGCGCGATGACGCGGCCAATCCCGGTCAAAGTCGCCCCAGAACCATTGCCGCCACTTGATATCCCGGCCGACGTCCTGAGCGGCCCTAAGCGCGGAATTGTCCGATTTCTGCTTTGCCGCCCCGGCGGCTGCACCCTACGCGATATCAAGCGCGGCACCGGGTGGAAGGCCATCTCCATCCCCAGGGAAGCGGCATCGCTCAATTTGTCGCTGGTCAAGGATAGGACGCCCGGGAATCCTAATCGCTATTTCGGGCGTCCATTGGACGGGGGGCCTGTGTCATGACTTGGCGCGGCTACTTGGTTGCCGGGATGATCGCCGCCAGCTTTTACCTGTTCATGGCGGCCATTGCCGTGCCAACGCCATAGAACCGGGCGCCTGTGCTTCGCGCCTAAGCGCCTGCTGGGGTAACACCGGACGGCCCCCTAAGCGTACCAGCGACGCTTTCTATGGCAATGCGGGCCGCTTTGACCTGGGCCATTGTGTGCCCGGTCGCCTCCAAGGTGGCCACGCCACCCGTGAACGCTTGCCACCGCTCGACCGCCATATCGACATAGGCCGGATCGATCTCGATGGCATGGCATATGCGGCCCGTCATCTGGGCCGCGATAATCGTCGTACCAGACCCGACGAATGGATCGTAAACCGCATCCCCAACCCGGGAATTATTCTCCATCGGGCGCCGCATGCACTCGACGGGCTTTTGCGTCGAATGCCCCGTTTCGCTTTTCTGCGGCTTGTCGATTTCCCAAAGGGTATTTTGCTTGCGGTCGCCCTGCCAGTTGCCAGTCGCGCCTTGGCGCACGGCGTACCAGCAGGGTTCGTGCTTCACGTGGTAATCGCCCCGGCCAATTGGGAAATGCGACTTTGCCCAGATAATTTGCATCCGAATGGCAAACCCGGCCCGTTCGATGCAATGATAAAACTCAACACTGTTGGAGCCCGCCGGGCTCCAACAGTAAATTACGTTGCCTGGGAAATTCACAAAAGCCGCCGTCCAGTCCGAGCGATCATCGTTGGTCACCCTAGCGACCGCCCTATCATCCTCAATCCTAATTATACGCTCTTTCCGCCAACCGGCGTCGTATTCGATGCCGTAGGGCGGATCGGTGACCATCAAAACGGGCACCGCCCCGGTTAGAACCCGCTCGACGTCCGCCGCGGCGGTCGCGTCGCCACATAGCAGCCGATGCTGACCAAGCCGCCATAGATCGCCGAACCTAGTTACAGGCGCCGCGGGCGGCTCTGGGGTTTCCTCCGGGTCCGTGTGCTGCTCGCCGAACCCGGCTACGAACTGGCGTAGCTCTACGTCTGGAAATCCGATGACGCGCAATGGAAAATCCAGCTTGGCGAGGTCGCCTAATTCGACCTTCAAAAGTTCTGTGTTCCACCCCGAATTTAGGGGCAATTGGTTATCTGCAATCCGGTAACCTCTCTTGCGCTCGTCGGACCAGCCGCGCGCAACGATGACTGGCAGCACAACGATTCCCAATTCGACGGCAGCCCGAATACGCGCGTGGCCACAGATTATTTCGCCGGTTTCGTCGATAAGCGGTGGCACGGTGAAGCCAAATTCAATTATGCTGTCCTTAATTTGGGAAATTTGCTCGTCGGAATGCGTCCGCGTATTCTGCTGATAATTGCGCAGTTTTTTGACGGGCCATCGCTCGATTTCGCCGGCCTCCCATGGATTGCGCTCGGCCATGCGTCAATACCGCTCGATTCGGATGACGGGCAGCGTAATGCACTCTGCCGTTCGACGGGGCCACAGGCAATAAGGCCCCCAGGCAAAGTCGGTGCCGGCCGCCCAGCGCGGAACGAATTTCACGACCTGCGCTTTTTTGCGCGTCGGAGGGATGACGGGCGGGAGCTTTTTGCGGGCTGGCATGCGGCCTCCACTATAGCGCGCATTTCCGAGTCGCCAAGGCCGCGTCGGCGCTCGTAACAGCGAGCCACGCGGATACGATCTTGGGTTACCGTCAGGACGGCGCCGTTGTCCAGAACGCAGGTCCAGTAGTGATCGTGCTGCGTTGATTCGACAAACAGCGCATAGCCATTCCCGACAGGGGTTTTCACGGGAATCGGGTCGGCGAATTCGAGGATGGCCATAGCGACCGCCGGATACAGCACCGGGCGGCCCGACTATACGCGACACGGGCCGCCCTGTGCATCGTGCGCGATTGGCGCGTGGTTAGGACAGCGGGCGCGGGAGTGTCAAGCGGGAGGATTTTGACCCGGGCGCTTTTCTGTCATCAGCATCTATTCTGCGAGCGCTTCGTCCCAGCGGGCGTTGCCGGTTGTCAGATAGCTGCGGAGCGCGAGGGCCGCCTGACCTGGGGTTGCGTCGTCCGCGCCAGGTGCCATTGTCGAATAGGAGAAAAGAACTTTGATGGCTCGCGGCAAGGTGTCCCAATCTGGCATTCTCTGCCCGTCGCATCCTGTTTTGACCATTCGGAATGCCACTCCCTCCGAAACAAAATTAGCCCAGCCGCAGATGCAGGCCGGCGTGCCACAGGGATGCCGAAGGACCTCCATGTTAAATTGGTCGGATTTTATTTCGCCGCGCTCCAACATGCCGAGCACTCTCACGAGGGATTCCAGTTCGATCTCTTGGATGCCGAGGTCGGTCGCGGTCTTAAAGTTCTGTGCGAGCATCGTTCTCTCCTTTGAAGTTGGATGTTAATTCCGTATCAATTTCCGCCGCCGTTCGGCTTTGCCGCGTCGGGCGCTGGCGCTTCCGGGGCCGCCGGTTGCAACGCGCCGGGCAACGGGAGCGCCTCGAACACGGTGCCGTCGCAGAATTCTATACGCGCCACCGGCCGCGGCTGCCCTGTCGCCGGGTCGGCCACAGCGAATATCGGCTGTCCGGCGACGTCGAAATTACCGCAGACCATGTTCACGCGCATGATCGGCTGGCCCGTCGGCCGCAGCGCGATATCGACGCTGATTATGCCCGGGATTGCCTTGCGGTTTGCGTCCCAGACGACAAGGCCGTCGGGCGAGGCGACGACGCGGATTGCGGCGTAGGGGTTTTTCGATTTGGAGGCCATGCGCGTCTTTCCTCTCGTTTCAGCGCCGCCGCCCATATCGGGTCGACAGCGACAGCATAATTTCCGTCCGGCATCGGCAGCATATTGTTCGCCGCCAAAAACGCCTTGGCCAGGGTCACATGGGCCATCGTCAGCGTGTCGCAAGCTGGCGCGATGGCGGCGGCCAAGGTGTCGATTACGACTATGCGTACCGGCCCAGCGGCGGTTGGCAGCGCTATCGTAGCGGCGGCGGTCGACAACAGCCCGGACAGGAAAGCGCGCCGGTTCATAGCACCCCCGCCTCGAATAGCCACTCGCGCGGCACGCCTTGCCAGTTCTGGTCCAGCAGCGTGACTAGGCGGCCGATATGTTCGGGCACAGGGGCGTCGCCGCGGTCCTGGTAGCCGCGCACGGTGCGGGAAATCGTGATCGTGCTGCCCTGGTAGCCCAACAGCAGGCCGAACTGGACGACCGCTAGGCCGCGGCGCTTGCGGATGGCGTCGAATTCCTTGCCGGTCATGGCGTTGGCCTCAATCGCGTGTTGCCCTTGCAGTCGGCGCAAAAGTGCTTCCAGGTGTCGCCGTCCTTGGCCGTTGCCCATTCCTCTTGACGTAGCACAGCCCTGGCTTCCTCCCAGTCGTCGGTGTCCGTCGTCGCGCCGTCGCCGCAGCCATCGCAGACGAAAACGATTTTGCCCTTTTGGCGGTCGACGGTCATTTGAACACCGACAGCAACGCTTGCTGCATCGTTTCCGCCAACGCCTGTTGCGGGGTGAAGCCTTGGCGCAGCAACACCGCGCAATAGCCCGCAGCGTCGATTTCGCCAGCCTGAAACCGCCGCGTGGCGTCGGCGACCACGTCGGCGAACACGGTCAGGGCAGACAACTTGGCGCTATTCGTCGTCATCGGATTCCTCGGGGGCTTCACCCAGAAAGTCGGCCACGTCGTCGAAGCGTTCGGCGACGCCGGCCAGGACTTTGCGTTCGACCTTTTCCGCGGCCATGACCTTGTCCCAGGCTTTCTTGTCGATAAGGCCACGGATTTCCCGGTCAATCAACTGGTCAATGGTGCGCGGGTCCAGCGCGTCCAGTTCCCAGCACTTGTCACCGAACTGCGATTCGTAGCCGGTGAATCGGCTGTCGGTTTCCTTGGCCGGATTGGGCGGCGGGTTGTAGCGTTCGACCTGGTCCATGTTCAGCGCCAAGCGACGGATTTCGACGTCGCCGCCGGCGAACATGCCCAGCCGGTCGCGGTTGTCCTCTGTCATGTTCAGCCCGGACGGGTCGTGGTCGCCCAGGTGCAGCACCACCGGCCGCAAGCCGTCGTCCAGATAGCGGCCGAATCGCTTGCCGGCGGCATACTGTTCGGACTGGCTCATATAGCCCCGGCACGACAGCCGCGGCACGCGCCAGCGTTCGCACACGGGCACAATGACGCCAGCCAGGGCTTCCTTTTCAATCCAGACCTCGGGCCGCACCGTCTGGGTGTTCCAGGGGTTGCGCTTGTATTGTTCGCCAACGGCTTCGAGGATTTCGGCTGGGCTGTCCCATAGGCTAGGGCGGTCGACGTTGCGCGTGCGGTCCTCCATGGACGACCAATCGACCAAGCCCGCCAAGCGCGCGTCGTTTATGATGCTGCCCAGGCGCTTATATTCGGTCTGCACGTTTTTAATTAAATCGCGTGAGACGAATTGATAGTACAACTGCCGCAAGGTCAGCACGAATCCCTGGGCGCGGTATTCGGCAATAATCGTATTCGCCTGCTCGATTATCGCCAGCGTGTCGGGTTTGAAATCCCGGGGGACAAAGGTTTCGCGGGCCATCACACTTTCCCCAGGCTGTCGATATTGATTTTGTGGACGACAAAGGACAGGGCGACAACCCATGGGTTTTCGTCCCAGGCGCCGGGGCCGTGCAGCGATTTCCATAGTTCCCCGAACGCTTGGCGCGGGTCGCTGAATCCGCGGCGCGCGTGCGGCTTATCCAGGGCTGGCGTTCCGTATCGAGCCGCTAGAGGCCCGCTGGCCATCGGGTCGCGCGAATGGTCCCAATAAATTCCTTCCGCCTTGGCGTCGGCTTCGCTGATATCCTGTAGTCGCTCGATTTTCGTGGCCGTCACGACCAGCGTCAGGCGCGACGCGCGACGCGGCATGTGGATAGGCGAAACCCACGGCTTCATTTCGACGTCGCTGGTGGCGGCGTAGCAAAAGGCTTCCGCCGTGGTCGGGTTGCCACTGGCATCCACCGGCGGCATTTCGGCCACGTCATACTGGAAGGTTTCGCGCACCCATAAACGATCCCCGACCCGCACCTTTTGCCAGCCGGTCATCGTCCAGTAGGTTCCGACCGGGTGCCGGCTCATGTCCAGGCGCGGGTGCGGATACCGCAGATTGAAAGTCGCCGACGCCGGGATAATCCCGCCCTTGGCGTGACGCTCGGCGTACAGCAGCCGGCGCGTGTTCGTTTTCAGGCCATCCCATGCGGCGCGGACCATCGGGGCCGACAGTAAAATGGGCTTGTCGGTCACGCGGCACCTTTAAGGGTAAGTAGATATTTTCGGAACATATCGGCCGTGCCATCGGCAAAAGCGCGCGGCGGCAACTGACACATAGCTGATTTGATGCCTTCCGCAATATCGGCGACGCTCGCCGGTTCAGCGCGCCGGAACCAATCCAGCCGCGACGGCTTGCCAAGCTGAATCATGGCGGTGTCACCAATCTGGAACGGCTTATATTCCGACGTCACCCATAGCGCCCAAACGCCTGGATTACGGTCGATTTGGATGGTCGACTCCGACCGCACGCCTGGCGTGTCGGGGTCACGACGCCGCTGTGGGAACAGAATAAACGGGCACGTGCGAATTGCATATTGTGCGCAGTCCACATGCGATCCAGGCTCGCTTGTGACGCCGGTCACCGCCGATGACGGTCCACAAACGAAAGCGACATGGCGCCCCAACGTATCGCCGCAAATCCAGCAGCGCCGATGCTTGGCGCACCGCAGCCAATGGCTATTATCGACGACGCGAAAATCAGGCTTGCCGTCGACCGTGGCGACAAAGCGCGGAACTGGATAACCGCGTGCGTCGGTCGGCAATTTGGCAATTCGTGCCGGCATATCGTCGCGCGAAATGGTCACGACACAAGCCCCTCGATCTGTTCATCGATTTCGGCCGGGTCCATGCCCAGTGCCTTCAACCGGCGCCGCACGCGCGCCTCGGCTTCCGCCTGACCCAGCTTTTGCACGTCGGCGCTATAGTCATCGCCGTTGGCCTCGTATTCGCCGATCCCGCGGTGGCTGCT